TGGCGCAACCGGCCCTGCCCAAGTTGCCGTATTGGTAGCGCTTGTGCTCACGAGCTTCGTCCTCGACGAACCAGTCCCAAGCATATCGCGCCGCCTGGCGATTGGCGGCGGGGCGGCTGCGATACGGAATATGCCAGCCGCCCATCAGGACCAGGACTCATCGTCGATGAAGCTCACAGTTTCAGCGTCGACTTCGTCCACGCTCAGCTTGAAGAACTGACCGCCCGCCGTTTTCAGAAACACCTCACCGACGTCGAGCGAGAAGATCTTGATGTCCTCGCCATCGGCGTCGCTCAGCCCTCGCAACTGGAAGTCGAGTTCGTCGGTGATACCCGCGATGTCCATCAGCGGTTCTCCCGCACGACGACGTTGAACGCGACTGACCCATCCGTCAGCGTCTCGCGCACCAGCGCCAGATCGCGGACGCAGACGTAAACCGTCTCGCTGTCCGCACCCTCTTCCCGTGCCGACTGCATCATTTCGTCCAGCGCGTCGCGCAGCTCGGCGACCGAAGTGGGCATCCAGCGATCTACAACCTGCTTCGACATTTTCTTGCCTCCATATCTCGTATGACTTATATAAGTCGTATCAGTTATGAAGGTCAATAGGTCATATGAGAAATAATCGCGACTTGGCGCAGAAAGTCATATGCGATAGCCCCCGAAAAATGGGGCGACAACCGCAATGGGCTGAGGACATGCAGGCGCGATTCGCGGCGGGCACATTCGATCGCATCGCGGCCGTGGCCGAAGATGGCGAGACGCGGACTGACTTCGTCCGTGAAGCGGTGCGGCGCGAGCTGGAGCGCAGGGAGAAGAAACGATGAATTGGCTGCGCCTGGACGGCTTTGATGTCAGCAACCCTCGGCTGATCCGGGGCGAGCACGACGAGGTCGTTGAGGTGCAGGTGGACTGCGTGCCCAACAAGTTCGATGTCGACCTGTGCTGCCTTGCGAGGAAGCTGGTCAAGAACGGCACCAAGACCGTCCGCTATCGGGATCTCAAGATCGAAGCCGCGCCGACGTGGCTGCACGTCGCGCGCCAGCGGTATCGGTGCCAGAGCTGCGACAGCACCCTCTATCAAGGCGTGCCGCACGTTGACGACAAGCACATGATGACGACCCGCCTGCGCGAAGCGGTAGAGCTGTCAGCGGTGAAGCGGACATTCGCCGACACGCTCCACGTTCACGGCATCGAGCCTACGCTCGCGACGCGCGTCTTCCGGTCCTACGCCGATCGGATGCTGCTCAACTATCGCTACAAGGCACCGCGCATCTTCGGCATCGACGAAAACATGCTGCTCAAGGGCCTGCGCGGCGTGATCGTGGACGTCGAGAACGCGAAGCTGCTCGACATTCTGCCGGGCAATACCCAGTCGGAGGTGCGGCGCGGCTTGCAGACGCGAATGGAGGACTGGGACAACGTCGAGGTGTGGTGCCAGGACATGGCCGGCGGCTACAAGGGCGTGGCCGAGGACCTGTTCCCGAAGGCGACCATCGTCGTCGACAAGTTCCACGTCGTGACCAAGGCGAACCACTGGTTCATGAAAATTCGGCAGGCCGAAACGTCGAAGCTGCCGCTGGAGATACGCAAGAAGATGCCGGGCATGATCCGGCTGCTCGACATGCATTACGAGAAGATCAGCGACCGGCAGAGGGACCGGATCGAGGAAGTGATGTCGCACAGCCGCCGACTGTCCGACGCCTACGCGATCAAGGAATCGTTCTACTATTGGTATGACGCACCGACGCGCGCTGACGCCGAGGCGGCATATACCCAGTGGGTCCAGTTCGTCCGCTCCAAGGACCAGATGGACGAGTGGAAGCCGCTCATGACCATGATCCAGCGGCAAAAGAAATACATCTTCACCTACTTCGACCACCGCTGGACGAGCGGCGTCGTGGAGCGAATGAACCGGTCGATCGGCGACATCAACCGGGCCGCCAATGGCATGGACTTCGAGACGCTGCGCGCGAAGGCGCTGCTCCGCTACAGCACCCTGGTCCCCGAATGGCGGCTCAAGATGCACATGATGGAGGTCGGGACCGGTTGGCTAGACGGCCTGCTAGACCCCGATGCGGCCGATGACGACGTGGACGACGACCGCGTCTACGTCGGCTCCGGGTTCGACCCATCAACCTTGGTCGCCGATCTCAAGACAGGTTCGTTCGATGCTCCATCAACCTGATATGCCGGAGAACCAGGGAGAGGCTGCATGAACATCGGAAAGCTCCTCGGCAAGGCTGTCCGCTACGCCAAGGCCAACCCGGAGAAGGTGCTGGTCATCGCCTCTGTGCTGGCCCCTGGCGCCGTCGCGAAGGTCGCCCCGATAGTTATCGCCGCTACTCGGAAGCCTGAAGCCTAGCCTCGGCTGCCTCCACCCGCTTCGCCAGTTCGGCATCCGCCAGTAACGATAGCGGGTCATCCACACCGTGGCGCTGGATCAGGTCTACCAGTTGCGTCGGGGTGTAGGTCGAGAACCGTCCGCGCCAGATTTCCATATCCCACATTTGCCTTACCTCCGACTCGTTGGAGGCTTTTGGTGGGCAATGTTGGAGGGTGCAGGAAAGGGCTGTATGGCGGGAGCGATCGTGTCGCCCCCGCCGCTCAGAGATCGCGGGCCAAACACAACGACAGGAATAGCCTGACCCTACGAGCGATTATGCTAACTTCTCCGAATTAGACCGGCAAGCCTCCCGTTGTCGGGGGTCGGTGGGAAGGGCTAAGCACCAGCATCCTTTTCCGCAGCGACTGCCGCGTTCGCTCGCGAGACAGCGGCAGCGATCGGCCTCTTGGCTAGCTCCGCTCGACCAACGGCGAACGAATGACGGTAGCTGTGCGAACGATTGGCGCTTGGTTCAGGAGCATTGGGGTCACGCCCATCGCGGTAACCCTCGGCGAACTCAACCTCGCTCACGCCCCCTCCCTCCCCCATTTTAGAGCCTTCTCTGCTGTAGCACGATCTGCGTCTGGATTGGCTGCCATGAAGCGGTCGATGTCGCTTTCCGGCTTCAGGACGCCCAACTCCACAAACATGTTGAGAGGAACGATGTCCCGTCCGGTGTAGCGCTTGAACAGCGCCATGGCTTCGCCGCTAGTGATGGACCGCACCGTCACCGTGTCCGCTTCGGCCTGCTGGTAGTGCGGGTGATCGGCGGGGAAACGAATGGCCGTAACGCATTGCGGGAAAGCGCGAACGCCGTACTGATCGTGATCCAGCCATATGCCGGATAGGTACTTTGCCTGGAATGGCGGCTTCGCCCAACTCGGGACACCATGCGAAGGCATCTCCGGCCCCCATTGAGTATCGGGAGAGGTCATGCCTGCGTCTCCTGTAGGCGGGTGGCGGGAGATGCGAGGCTATTGTAATCCGCCTGCGTCAATTCAGGGCGAGGATCGACGTAAGCAGGACGGTGGACGCGGCAGCGTTGCCCCGGCTCAAGGATGGTGGCCTGTCGCTTTGGCTGCTCCTCTCGGCAGCGAGGGCATGGCACGCCAAACCTAGCGCGACGCAGGGCACGGAAGTCCTTCAGGTCGCGATACATGTCGATCATGTCGCTCACGGCCGGACCTTTCCATCGGCGCGCGTCAAGGCGGCATTGATCTGCTGCACGACGGCGAAGTTGTTGAAGTCCTCCACGTTCCACATGTGCCGATGCTCCATCCACAGCGCCTTTTTGGCTTCCACGAGGGCGGCGTACAGCGCGGGCGCGACCTCCTGCGTCACAGCGTCACCTCGCGACGCGCGCGCTCTTGCATGATGCTGTTGCCGCGCTCTACCCAAGGCACCCATCCGGGCTTGTCCGCCCACGTGTCGTACAGCGCTTTCGCCGCCTCATCGTTGGCAAAGCGGTCCCGCACCGCGTGCCGAGCGACATGGCAATCGGAGGCCGCATACTTGCGAGGGCAGTCACCCGCGCCGCGATCGTCAGGGTGGCAGGTGCAAGCAGGGGCGAAGGTTGGCTCAGGGCCTGCCCCCGCAAAACACCCGAACAAGTGCGCGGTGATATGGTCGAGTTGCGTGATAACGCCCAGCAGGTCGGGGGCAGGGCTCCATCCCGTCGCCTCTGGAAAATGCTTCTCCATCAGCACTCGGGCGAGGCGGACAGCGGCACGGTAGCCGTTGTCATAATCGGCCGTGGTGTTGAACTCGTCGCGATATGATCCGGCAGAGCCAGCGTGCGGCACAGCAGGGGCTTCGCGATAGAAGCGGTTATCAGGACGGCATTCGCACCGCACCGTGCGGTCAAGACTCGATCCGACATCGATGCGCCGATATCCTCGGCCGCCGCATTTTCGGCACTTCTTTGGCTTAGGCTCTGAGGTGCAAGCGCAGCCATCGATCGTGCCGCACTTACCACATCGAGTGGTCCGCGATTGGTCCGCGCAGTCTCGTTCAGTTCGCATATGTTCCGCCTCCGTTCAGTTCGGAAGTCGGCGATTTACGAGAGAGAAAGAGGCTAAACTCTCGGTGTAAACGAGATGCTCTACCAACTGAGCTAAGCGCCCATCCTCTTCGCAACGCCGCACTTTACCTAGCATTTCTCCGCTCTACGCTCAACTACCTCCAAGCGGTTATTTCCCACTTTGGTCCGCCGGTGGTCAGCAAGCCACCGGCGGCGATAGGCGAGCACTTCGCGAAAAACCTTGGTCAGCACGTCGCGCGCTTCCGCCAGATAGTTCGGATCGTACTTGGCGTACACCTCCGATGTTCGGTTCATGGCGACGTGGCCCAGCACTCCGCTGATCTGGACCGGGGGGACGCCACGGCTCCGCATTTGCGTCGCGATCGTGTGCCGGATCGTCTTGGGTATGGCGTCCGCTGGCAGGTCAAGGGCTCGCCGCAGGGTGCGCCATGCCTTCTTCCGTGACTTGACCAGCCGCACCCCATCACGGCGCCAGTCGGCGAGGATCGGACGCAGCGGGCGGATTAACGGCAACACCGGGTTGCGCTTTTTGGTCCGCAGCTGACCGGGCGGGTGTATGTCTATCAGATGCCCGTTCCACTGCTTCGTCGGATCGAACGCTAGCGCGGCCTCGGGTCGGCACGCTGTAGCAATCATCAGCAGCACCCAACGCAGCGCATCACGGTCGCCGCCAGCCTGTACAAACCCGACGACCGCCCCTAGCTGCTCCATGGTCAGCACCAGCTCGCGCGGCGGGGAGCGCATCTCGTCCGGCACGGAAGGCAGCTTGGGCACGTAAGGCACCCGGCCGTTTTTCTCAGCATGGCTCAGCGCCGCCCGCACGTCCTCGATGTTGCGCTGGACGGACTCGCCCTTCACCCCTTTCGAGGACAGCGCATAGTCCTTGCCGTACCATGGCACGGTGAAGCTGTGAGGCCGCATCCGCCACGCGCGAAAGCGGTTGATCGCGACGGGCCGTAGCTCCGCGATCGTCGCTTGATCGCCTAGCTCGTCCTGCATCAGGAAGCCGATGAAGGCGCGCATCGACCCGGCGATAACGTCCGGCCGACGAACGTGCTGCCCATGCTCCTGCCAGTAGAGGAATAGCTGGGGGATGATCTTGGCATCCTCTGTGTGCTGATGCCCCCTCGCCCGCTGCTTCTCGACATAGGCGTGGATGACCGGCTTGGCTTCTTCTAGATCCCGTTTGCGAGTGCTGCTATATACGACGGACCGAGATTTCTCGGCGTATCGGGCGATCTGCCAGATGCCCGGCGACTTGCCGTCCCGACGCTCATCGAGCCAGAAGTCGCCGACGACGTAGGGGCTGGTTTCGCGGGACATAGCTCTTCGTTTTCACCTTGGCTGGCAATGGCAAGCGCGCCGTACTCGGCAAAGACCCGCAGCTCCTCTAGAGAGAAATGCGCGCCCGTCTCGTTGCGGAGCGCGCGACGGTACTTACGGGCGATGTTGGACATGTGGCTCATCGCCTCTCCTCCAATATTCTCTTGGCTTCTTCCTGATCGGTAGTGACCACCTGACGGGTTGATCCATCAGGATAGCGGCGTTCGGTGGCAAAGCGGGTGTGCCTGTAGCCAGCGGGGCAGTATTCGCGGGTCATCGGCCGCACCTCTTCAAGCCATATCGGGTGACGTATGCAGGCCAGTCCACGGTTGCCCCGGATGAGGTGAGCTGGCAGCGGGTGTCTTGGCCGTCAGGGAGGCGGCACGAGGCCACCACACGCTTGAACGACCGTCCGACAGGCTGGCACGTCAGCGTCTTGTGCAGCACAAGGCGCTCGGCGATTGGCTTGGCTCGGGCATGAGGCAGCGGCGGGCATACGGGCAGGTGACAGCCGCCCTTGCGCTCGTTGGCCTCCGCGCCGGCAAGACGTATCCTCACGCCTGACTGGCAGCGATATGTATCGGCGTCGGTTACCTTCACCACGCGGCACACGAAGGGCGGGGGCTGGTCAGCGGTCATGCTGGCCTCCCAAGGAGGGGCGGGCAAAGAGAGCGGCTGTTGGCCGAACGGCGGTCCACGGGAAGCCGAGGCTCTGATTGTCGGTTATGACGAGCGGATCGCGGCACAGCCGATCATAGAGGCGCGCGATCGGTTGCGTCGCCGTGGCTTCGAACACTGAGAACCGGCCCGCCTCCAGCACCTTGGCGCGGAAGCCGTCATAATCCCTTAGGTCCGCGCGCGTAAGCGGCACCGCGTCGAAGCTGTTGATGAAAGCACGCCCCCTACGCATCGGCGCTCTCTCCCTCCCTAATGGCTGCGCGGGCTCGAAGAGCGGCCACGACGAGGCACAGGGACGGCGTAGTGGCGAGGAACGAATTGATGCGGGTATCGTCTTGCCAGCCGTGAACCCACACCTCGGCTGATGCACCATCTTCGCCGTAGCTTGATGCGCTCCAGTCCCAGCCTTCCGGCACCAGCGTCATCGCGGCGTCGAGCGAGGCGGTGTACGCGGGGAGGCGCGCTCGGGGATTGTGCCCGACCGCATCGGCAACTTCCTGTTCCAGCAGAAATGACGCGCCAGTCGCAGCCTCGACCTTCGCCGCCAGCGCCAGCAGGTCTTGTGGGTCAGCCATTGCCGCTGTTCCTCGAAAGAGCGGTGAGCAGTGTGGAGCGGGCCAGCGAACGGGCAGCATCAAGCTCGACCAGCGCGTCCTGCACTTTCTCCAGATCGGTCAGGTAGCGCTGCGGGCTAGTGCGAGCGGCAACCACATCGTTCGCGCGCTCCAGCCGCTCTAGCGCCTCGATCAACGCCTCCCTCTCACCGTCAGAAGAGAGGCGGTGACGGGCGAAGGCCTGGACGAGCGAGAAATCATCACCCTCGCCAGAACGCGCCTTTTCGCTTGCGGCGCGCAGGAAGCTGTCGATCGCGACAACCTGTGTGCCGGGTTGCAACTCGACGGCAGCGATGCTTTCGGCATAGAACGCGCCGCGCACGTCCCCCTCCCCGCTACTCGGTTCGGATACTCCGATAGATGCGAGGATGGCGTCAGCAGCCCGGTAATCGACATCATCGGTAGGATAGTCGCCGGGCGTTCCAAGGCCGGGGTAGAGCGAACCCCCGTAAGCCCGTGCGACGATCTGCGCGATAGTGTCCCGCGCATCTGCCTGTGTGTTGGTCATGCTGCTTGCTTCCGGCTGGGCTCGGACCAGACCACTCCGTTTTCCGAACCCCATGCGAACATGAAGTCGATCATCGTGGTCATCTGAGACTTGGTAAGGTGAGAGGACCGGAAGCCCTTCGGAAACGGGCGACCATCAAGGCCCTCGACAAACTGACACTCCCATCCGCAGGCGTTCATGAAGATCGCCTTCCAATCGTCGGGAGTGTGGCGGCGACCGCCGGGCATCTGCACCGACACGTCAGTCAGCATCGCCCACATACGGTCATTCTGCTCTTGGGTTCGCTTCGGCTCGACCAACGACATGACGTAGCCCGCCGGCGCGCGCTCAATAAGCTGGTGTGCCCGGTGTCGCTGAAAGTCGCTCGCCAGCGTGACGGTGTGCCCGTTAGCCGCCATTGCGAGCCTCCCACGCCTGCCCCATCGAGGTTCGCAGCCACGCCAGCCAGTAGCCGCGCGCCACGTCGACCGCGTTGAAGCCGTACTTGATCTGGAACGTTTCCCAGCCGCCGCGCTGGCTGAACGTGCCGATCTTGCCGTGCTGTTCGTCGTGGTGACGCTGGCAGAGCGGAATGATGTGCTGGCCATCGGCCTTAATCCCCATGCCTCCCCCGCCAGCGTGATTGACGTGCGCGGCTTCCACCGGCGAGCGTCGGGGCGGATCAGCAAAGCCGCACCCGCCCGCGGCATGGCCCGCCAGATGGCATCCGCGACCGCGGATCCACTGATCGTGCGGCACCTGCTTAGCCTTCGGCAGCGGCGCGTTCTTGCGGCGGGGGGCGGTGTTGAGGCGCATCAGAACGGAACGTCGTCGTCCAGATCAGCCGGGAGCGGCGAACGCGCACGGCTTTCCGGCTGACGCTCCTGGCGCTGCTCGTTGCCCCCATTGCCGCCCTGCGGGCCGTCGAGCATGGTAAGGACAGACCCAAACCCCTGTAGGACGATCTCCGTGGCGTACTTGTCGTTGCCCTGCTGGTCCTGCCATTTCCGGGTTTGAAGTTGCCCCTCAATGTAAACCTTCGACCCCTTGCGCAGGTAGCGCTCGGCGACGTTTCCTAGCCCCTCGTTAAAGATAGCGACCGAATGCCACTCGGTCTTTTCCTTCTTCTCGCCGGTGTTGCGATCCTTCCAGCTTTCCGACGTAGCGATGCGCAGGTTCACCACCTTGCCGCCATTCTGGAAGCTGCGGCTCTCGGGATCGCGGCCAAGGGCGCCGATCAGCATAACCTTGTTGAGCGAGGCAGCCATTAGCGCGCGCCTCCAAACTCACGGCGTTTGCGGGCGATGACAGCCTCCAAGCCGTCGAATGCCTCACCGTCCTTCGTGTAGCCAGTCCACCACGACGGTAGCGCGACCTGCATCTGCGCAAGGTAGTCGCGGCCGTCCGCCAGAACGATGTCGAGACTATCCTCGTCACTTACCCCTTCCACGTCCCGCCAGATGGCACGACACGCGGTCTGAAGTGCGGTCTTGTTCTTGGCTGGCCCTTGCGGGAACGGCAGGTCGCGCGGCTTCTCGATCATGGTTTCAACAGCAGCGGAGGAGGCGTCGTCATCCTCTCCGGACACCTTAATGTTGAGGATCGACAGCGTGCCGTACCGCTTACCGTAGCTGGTGGACGAGCCGACCGCCTGCACGCTGTTCTTCGACCCGCTACTATCGTGCGGAAGGTCGAACTCGGTTTCCTCCTGATGCCCCGCAACGTGCGACAGGATCGTGGTGACGCGAACCTTCCCATCGGGCGACAGCCCGTTGCGGAACGACAGGTCGAAGCCATGCTGCGTGAGGATCGGAGTGACAGCCTCGTGGATGTCCTCGAAGCGCGCGAACGGCGTTTCCTGGATCGTCTTGCCGTCCTTGACGATGCGGATGCAGCCCTTCATCGTGATTTCAGGCAGCGCCGGACGCATCGCGACCTTGGCCTCGGTGAACGCCTGCTTGGCGGCGCGCTCCTGCACCCGCTCTTGCAGCGCAAACAGCCGCTCCATCTTGTCCACGTCGATCGTGGCATCGCGCGCAGCTCGCTCGATCACGGAAAGCAGGCCAGCGTTGAAGTCCTGCACCTCGCCCGCGGGTTCGGTCTTGGTCACGGCGTTCATTTCAGAAGGCTCCGAGATAGTCAGCCACCATCACGACGATCAGCACAGCCGATCCAAGGATGTAGCAGGTGTGATTGAAGCGGCGGTCAGCGGGAGTTTCGACCGGCATCAGGTGCGAGCGGTCGATAGCCACTCCCCTGTGCTCGAAGGAGCGGGAGGTGCCGATCATCGCAGGTACTCCCGATAAATCGGGCCGGTGACGAAGCACGCCGTAATCACACGCCCGAGCGCGAAACAGGCGTCCGCTACTCCGTCGACCTTCCAATCTCCCGCGACGATCATCCAAGACCAGACCGAGACAATCAGCATCACGCCGAAAAAGACGTCCCAGCCCCGGCTCATGCGACCGTCTCCCCATTGGCTTTGGCGAGAGCTTTGCGAGCGGCGTCGCGCTGCGCAGGATCCCAGCGGATACCCGACGCATATTGCGCGTCCACCGTTTGCAAAATTGCTTCCAGCGCCTCGTACAGATCAGGCGCCGCAGCGATCAGGCGAGCGTTGGCGCGCGTTTCGGCATAAGGGGCGTCGTCGGCGTAAACCTCCGCAACCTCGTATCCGTTGGGGCCTTCGACCAATCCCTTACCGATGATGTAGCGCTTGCCGTCACCCGACTGGTCAACAGGCCACGGCCCCGGCGTCCACGGCTTCTCAAGCGTCACGGCGGTTCTCCCCGTTGGCTTTTTCGATAGCCTCCATCTGGCGAGCCGCTGCTTGACGGCAGAGCGTGGCGAAAGCAGGCAGACCCTTGCCTTCCAGCACGTTTGCCGCCTCTTCGAGCGTGATCGCAGATTGGTGGCCGCGGTGGTAAAGGTCCGGTGCGGCTGCCATGAGACGCCCATTGGCGTAGGTTTCTGCCTCGGTGCGCTCATCGGTAGGCCAAAGCATCTGCGCGACGGGGAGGAAGTCGCCATCCTTGCCAAAGCGGTCGCAGATGACTTGCGCGCGGAACGGGCTGACAGCCCAAGGCCCCGGCGTGAACGAAGCCTCACCCATGGCGGTTCTCCAAAGCAGTGCAGCGCAACCGATCAGTCAGCGCGGCGGCATATTCGTCAGGGTCGCACTCACAGTCGTTCACGTTGCAGCCGCAGATGGCGCAGTCGGCAAATGTGGTGAGGCGGACGGGCCGCTGAATGATCCGGGGCATTGCCCACGGATCGAAGTCAGCGAGAGCGCGGGAGAGAGGGCCGAAGTGTCCGGACATCATGCCGCCTCCAGCTCAGGAACGGACACCGCGCGGACGCGCTTGGCGTTCAGATCATTGATCGCCGCGGCCAAGCACTCGCTGGGCGTCTCGCCGTTAAGACTGTTGCTGCCAATCTCGCGCCCTGTCGGTGTTTCGGCTTGCGCATTGACGGACCAGAAGCCGCTGCCGTAAGCGCGGGGGAAGCGAGAGATGGTGATGCAGGCAAGGCCATGCTCGGCAATCAGCGCGTCAAGTTGTTCGGTAAGAGTAGCCATTATTCGGCCTCCTTCTGACGAAGACCGGCGATCAGGACTGGCAGCGCATTGACCGCCTCGACCACGAGCGCGACGTTGGCTTCCCCAACGCGATCCCACGCGCGGTGGTAATCCTCGTCGTAGTCCTCATCGATCAGCTTCTCGGTGGCGTTCTCGCTGGTGAGTAGCGTTGCCCACTTGCCGCGGACCTCGGCACCAATCAGGAAGTCGTCGTAGCCGGTGCCGTGGTCGGGGCCGGAACCGTAAGCGCCATCCTCGTTGCGCTCATGATCGCTTTCCCACGGGCCGGGCGTCGCCTTCGCCAGAAGCTTCTCCAGCTTGTCGAGAAGCGGCGTAAGCTTATCGACCGGAACAGCGGCACAGGGTCCGTCGTGGCCGGGGACACGGGTACAGGACCAGCCTGCGGGCGGAAGAGTGCAGGCCATTACGCCGCCTCCCCGACCGAATACCCGTTGGCACGGTGGTTTTCGTCGCGAAGGTCCATCTCGATCCGGTCCAAGCCAGTCTCGATGCCGTCCACGCCGTCAGACCACGACAGTTCGCGGGTAAGCGCGCGCATCAGGCGGACCTGATGTTCGGCAGGGAGAAGCAGGGCGGTGCGCTCAAGGGCGCGGTAGCAGTCAACAGCCGTGCGGGCGTTGGCGCTGCGGATCGCCTCGGAGGTGGTGATGGCGAGCATGGTTAGGCTGCCAGACGGTCAGCGAGAGCCGAGAACGTGTGCGGCGTGCACACAAGGGCGTACCCCAGCTTCTTGTCGAGCATGTGCTCGTTGGCCCGGGAATAGCCCAAAGCAGCGTCGTACCAGTAATCGCCACCGGCGCGCGGCATCTTGGCGTAACCGTTCGTCTCAAGAAACTGGCAGAGCGCGCAGCCACTGTTGTCGGCGTAAACGTATTCGCGATCGCCCTGCTGGCGGCACCAATCGGCGAAATGCTGGGTGAGGGATCGAGCCACTGTCTGCCTCCATCGTTCGGCGGTGTCGCCGTTGATGGAGGTGGTATGTGGGATATTTCACACGCCGTCAACTACCTGGCGTGGGAAATTTCACATTATTTTTGCGCGCAGGGGAAGGCGCTGCGCAAAGCGACTAAGCCTAGTACGCTGGCGGTCATGTGTCGTTGGGCCGGATTGTCACGAAGGTAGGTGACTACGATGTCGCGATATTGATCGTTGGAGGAGCCTTTGGGAAAGCAGATAACCCTCTGCGCATCCCAGGCGTCCATAGCGCCTAATCCGGCCGCGACGCCTGAAACCCAAGCTATGCAGACCAGCTGATCTGTAGCTTCCGACCCAGAGCAGGTGCTCAGGACATCATTGCCCGTGCTCATAGCGTTAGTCACTGCAAGCGCGGGGCTGCTCGCCAGAAGCAAGCCTAGCGCCGCGGCATGATAAACAAGACGGGGGACGCCCATACCACCTCCACGTTCGGCATATCGGCCGCGTTCAACGAAAGGAGGGTGTAGCGCCCCGGCTCCGACCCAGCCGCCAACTTCTTCAGGTACGTGCCCCCATCCGTCAGATTGATCGCGCAGTAGCTGCCGAGGTACTCGGGGAGCACGCCATCATGGTCGCGGCGGACGTAAACGATGTCGCCCGGCTCATACTTGGGGAGCATCGACTCCCCGGAAACGCGAAGGGCCATAAGCGGGCCTGGTGTCAGCGGCGGTCGCGGCATCAACTCAAATTGCTGATCTTCATTGAAGAACGCAATAGCGCCGCCAGCCCCGATCTCCCCGAGCAGCGGCACGGCCTCGACTCCGCTGATAGCTTCGAACGGCATATCCAAAGCGTCGGCCACCTTGTGCAGGGTGCCGATCCCGGGGTTCTCGGTTCGCTCTAGAAGGTCGCGGATGGCAGTCTGCCCGATGCCCGCCTGCAACGACAGCTTCCTACGGCTGAAACCCTTACGCTCCATCTCGGCCATGATCGCCTCGCGGATTGCCTGAATATCCAGCTTGTTCGCCATGTTGGAAATATCACACGGCACGCGCCCGCGGGGCGACTCACGAAATATCACACGGCTCGGGGCTTGTGTGGGGGAAATTTCCCACATATAGTCCTCCCTCATGAGCACGCTACTTTCAGACATCGAGGCGTTCCAGAGCGCTCATGGACTGAGCGATTGGCAGTTTGGTGAGCTGGCGCTTCGCGACCGGCACTTCATCCGGCAATTGCGCGACGGGCGCGAGCCGCGGCGAAAAACGATTGCCCGCGTCCGTCACGTCATGGCGACCTATCGCCCGCAAGAGCAGGTGGCAGCATGAGCGGCCCCTTCACCTCGCTCGGCAAACAGGTGCTGGTCAACGGCAAGCACTTCGCCGACGCCGCCACGGTCGAGAACGCGGCTGACATGGTGTGGTTCTTGAACCGCTATCCCGTGCTGCACGAGGCGGCGAGCAATTACCTTCATGCCATGAGCGACCGGACGGCGCGGATTGCTGCGTCGGCGCTCCGCGAGGCTCTGAGCGCCATTCCCCCCTCCCCCTCATCGGAGGCCGCATGACACCGCGCGAGGTCATGGCGGACGCCCTCGTCGGCGCGATGATGCTGCGTCCGGTCATCCATCGCATCCGCCGCTCGAACGATGAGCAAGAGATCGCCGCCATCGTGAATGACGCGATCGATCGCGGTTGGCTGCTGCCTGCTCAACTGCCCCTCCTCGAAGAAGGGATCGTCGCATGACACAGGACACCATCAACGGGTGGCAGCCGATTGAGACGGCTCCGCGCGATGGGACGCCGTTCCTCGTCGGCAGCTTCGCCCGCTTCAATCCGGACACGGACCAGCTCGAATGGCGTGACGTGAACGGTCGCTGGTGGCCTGAGGTCAGCGAGCCTCGTCATTGGCACCCTACTCCCTCCCCTCACCGGGGGAACGCCCAATGAGCGGGGAGAACATCGCCATTATCGCCGGCGTTGTCCTTGCATGGATCGTCGTCGGTGCCCTCGCTGGCATTCTCATCGGCCGCACCGTCACCCTCGCGGATGCCAAGCAGCATCGCGGCCTGCGCCACGAACATGGCTCTTGCCACAGCGATCCTAAGCGGGCGGGGCGCCTCTCGGTAGGCGGCGAGATCAGTAACATCCATGAGCATGGAGGTCGCGCATGAGTGCGCCGAACATCCACGGCAATCGCGCCGTCTATTCCGCTTCAGCCGCTCGTGAGGCTATCGCCCGCGCGCTTCAGGAGATCAAGGCGCAGGACCGCCTCACTTGGTCCGACGTTGCCGCTGTGTTGGGCAAGAGCCCTGACATGGCCGCTAAGTACGCAGATGCGACTGCGGCCATGGACGTGGAGACGTTCGGCCGCGGGAAGCGCGAGTGGAATGGCCGCTTTACCGGCTACTTCGACCGCCTGTGCGAAAGCAGCCGCCCCGGGGCGCATTGTGATCGCGGCGGGCTGTCTTCCATCCTTTCCGCTGCGATGGCCCTGTCGATCGCGCTGGAGGACGGCAAGGTTGAGGCCGAAGAGGTGCGCGCTAACCGGCACACGCTGGAGAACGCGCGCGACGCTATCGAGGCGCAGCTTTCGAAGTTGAGGCCCGCGGCATGAGCGTCATCAGCGAGATCAACGCCGCTCTTGCGCGCCGTAAGGCCCTCCGCACGGTCAAGGCTCGTATTGACCGGGATGCAGCCGCAGCCCGTCGCGTTGCCGAGCTTCAGGTAGCCCGCAAGGCTTTCGGGGGTGAGGCATGAACCGCGCCCCTGGCTCATACGCCGGCCTGACGGTCAAGCAAGCCGACCTTCTGTCGATGCTGCGCCGCGCTGAAGCCGACAACATCACGCCGTCATTCGAAGAGATGCGCTATGCCCTCGGGCTTGCGAGCAAGTCGGGTGTGGCGCGGCTTGTGACGGCTCTGGAAGAGCGCGGCTATATCCGCCGCCAGTATGGCCTCGCCCGCAGCATCGTGTGCCTCGACGGTCGTCCGGATCATCGCCTCGGCGACCTCAAGACCGGCGAGCTTGTTGAAGAGCTGACCGCCCGCGGCTTCCGCTTCTACGGCATGTCCGGGGAGATGGCAGCGTGACGCCTCCTGAAAGCCTCCTGCGCGCCATGCTGGCAAAGCAAAGCGCGACTACCGTCCATCAGACGCTGGTGGATCAAGGCTACAACGTGAGCCGCAGCCGCTGCCGCACGGTCCGCTCGATCCTGTTCTCTGAAGGTGTGGCGACCCCCGCCCCTGCGCGCAACAACAAGCCGCCTGAGCCGGTGTCCTATGTCGATCCGGCACGAGAAGCCGAGATGGCGAGCCGCAACCTGCTTCGCTCGCAACTGCGCACCGGGCAGCACTGGATCACGGACCCGTCGCGGTTTGCCGCGGCCTGTGAGCTGGCGGGATTGGCCGCATGATCTGGCGCGCCGCCACGCTACCATCAGCTACGATCTTGGGGTCGAAATCAGGGTCTAGTCGTGATTGAGCTTCCCTATCCGCACAAGGCCTTGTGGCCGAACGGACGCCCTCACCCGCTGGCGAAAAGCCGTGAGGTGAAGAAGCACCGCGGCTGGGCGAAACTGGCGACGTTGGCGGACAGTACCCGCCCGGAGCGCATCGGCGGGATCGTGCTGACGGTATATCCGAAGCCGCGCGGGCCATTGCCCGACAAGGACAACGCCGCTGCCGCCCTGAAGGCGTATCAGGACGGCATCGCCGACGCCTACGGGGTGGACGATCGCACCTTTCCGCAGCCGCGCATCCAATTCGGCGAGCGCTGCAAGGACGGCAAGTTCGTCATCGCCTTAGACGGCGAAGCCCGCCCTATCGGCGAGATCATCAAACCTATCGTTGCCCGCCTTTGTGCGGGGGTGGAGGAAGCGTGAGCCGCATCCGATCCGTTCACCCGGGTCTGTGGACCGACGAGGCTTTTGTCACGCTGTCCGCCCACTCCCGGCTGTTCTTCATGGGCCTGTGGACCGAGTGCGACGACAACGGTTCTTTCGAGTGGGCGCCGCTCAAGCTGAAGATGCGCCTAGCCCCGGCTGATGCTGTCGACGGCGCTGCGCTCTTGGCTGAGATTGAGGCCGCGGGCTGCATCATGACCTACGAGGAAGGCGGGAAGCGTTACGGCGCGGTTCGTAACTTCTGTCAGTATCAGCGCCCCAAGAAACCCAACTCGGTCCACCCCCAGACGGAAGCGGTTCGGGCGTGGGTGAACACCGATGCCCGCATAACGCGGGATGGTACGGAAGCGGTGGGGAAGCAGTCACCCACTGGTGGGGAAAAGTCCCGCCAGATGGAGGATGGAGGAGGGAGTGGTAGTTCCGTAGCTAAAGCTACGGGCGCCGAAGCGCCGCTTCAGCCTGATCCAGACACAGCCTTCTGGTCTGCGGCCAAGTCCTACCTCGGGCCGAAGAACGCCGGGATGATCGGCAAGTGGGTGAAGGAACACGGAAGGGAGGCGACGGCGGCTGCGATATCCGCGGCGCAAGTTGCCCGGGCCGTGGAGCCTAAGTCCTTCATTCAGGGCAGGTTCCGGTTGCTGAGCCGTGAAGCGGCGGAGGGGCCAATATGCTGACCTCCCCATCCGATGCCGGGATCGTGCTGCGGTCTCATGGGCAGGGCGAGCACCGCTCCACCTGCCCTCAGTGCTCGCACAAGCGGAAGAAGAAAACCGAGCGGTGCCTCGCCGTCCTGATCGACGCCGATGGCTGGGCCGCATTTTGCCACCATTGCAATTGGAGCGACGGAAGCCGTGGATCTGAAGAAACCGCACGCCGACTGGCTGAACGCTCGTGGGATCGACCCGACGCTGGCGCAAAAATTCGGGCTTCACACCGTTCAGCGGGGTGGGCGTCACTGGCTGGCGGCGCCCTACGTGGAGCAGGGCCGCACGGTCAATCACAAGTACCGGGTCACGTCCGAGGACCGGGCGTATGCGATGGACGACGACGCGCCGCTGACGCTGTGGAACCACGACGTGCTGTTGGACGAGTCACTCGCCAATCAGCCGCTGATCGTGACGGAGGGGGAATGGGATGCGCTTACGATCCTTACCGCCGGCAAGCGCCGGGTGGTCTCGGTTCCCAATGGCGCCCCGGGCTCTACGTCTGACGACGAGGCGCTGACCGAGGGCAAGCGCTATCAGTGGTTCTGGCGGTGCGAAGCGCTTCTCGCGAAGGTGCGCCAGGTCATCCTGTGCGTCGATGACGACGACCCCGGGCGGGCCTTGGCGGCCGATCTATGCCGCCTGTTCGGTCCCGAGCGCTGCATGTTCGTGACCTATCCGGCGGGGTGCAAGGACGCTGGCGACGTTGCGAGGTTCTCGGGGCACACCGAGCTTTGCCGGATGCTGGACGAAGCAAAGCCCTATCCGATCAAAGGGCTGTATCGGCTGGACGAGTTTCCCGAGCGCGCTGAGATCGTTGCTTGGCCCACCGGCATCGACGCGCTCGACCCGATGATGCAGATCGTGCCGGGAACGCTGACCGTATTCACCGGATACGCGAACATGGGCAAATCGACCGTGATGAACGCGGTGGTTGGGCACCTCGTCCGCCACAACATTCCGGTCTGCATCGCGTCGTTCGAGACGGACGTGAAGCCGATCCTGCGCGACCACCTCCGCGCGTCGATCGCCCGCATCCAGTTGCATGAGGCTCGCACCCGACCGCCGATCGAAGCTGACGCGCTGATCGAAGACAACGTGCGGATCATCACGCAGCTTGTGGATGAGGACGCTGAAATGGACCTCGACGCCTTCCTCGACCTGTGTCGCACTGCTGTCCTGCGCGATGGTGTGCGGTTCATCCTGCTCGACCCTTGGAACGAGCTGGAACACAAGCGGCGTCGGGACGAGACCGAGACCGATTACATCTCGCGCGCGCTCCGAGCGATCAAGCGCTTCGCCAAGCAGTATCAGGTGGCGTTTTGGATCGTCGCGCACCCTACGAAGCCCGGCGATGGATCGGCCCGAGTGCCGGGGCTGTACGATATTAGCGGATCGGCCAATTGGGCCAACAAGGCCGACTACGGCCTGACTTATCACCGCGCCCGGCCGGACGAGAACCGCGCCGAGCTTAGGGTGACCAAGGTCCGCATGGGTTTGCCCGGGCAGAAGGGCAGCACGACCGTCACGTTCGACCACCGCAACAGCACCTTCCGCGAAGAGGTTGCTGCATGATGCCCGCCAATACTGGCACCCGGCCTCCATTCGAGCGCGTGGACATACGCCTTGAGGGAGGCGGTATCGGCCGCAACCGCGACCCCAGCAAGTACGACTGGAAGCTGGGTAGCGAGTGCAAGGGCGTGCCGATCGCATCTTGGCAGAGGAGTAAGGGGTGATGCTCTACGCGTTCTTCGCGCTTTCCGCAGCTGGCGGCGCCCTCGCCGTTAATGAGCCGCTGGCTGGCCTGTTTTTGATCTTAACGGGCGTTCTCGGCGCGCGGGCGTCGGTCAGTCTCCCCTCCACCACAACCCCCAAGGGTATGTCGGCCGCGGCTACCGAAGTCACCGCGGCCGACGCTCAGAGATCGCGCCCAACTGCAACCAAGGGTGAAGCATGAGCGAGACGCTGACAGAAGTACAGGCGCGGGCTGAAGCTGACAAGCGCAACCGGCACAAGTCCAAGTTCATGTCGGACCGCCTTTGGCGCGCCGAACACGATCCGGTGAAGGGCTGGCACGTGCGCCTTGGCTGGGTTGTTGAGACGAAGTGGAAGCTGCCCGCATGACTAAGGCAATCAACCCGATGCTGGAAAGGGTGGCGCGGGCGATCGATCCCGGCGTTTGGAACCTGCTGGACCTATGGCGGGGTGACCTGAAGCGCTTGGATGACTGGAACCGTGCCGCACACGGTCGAAGCATCACCCAGGCCCGCGCTGCCATCCAAGCACTCCTAGAGCCAGATGAGGCGATGGTGGAGGCGGGGCGCTGGCCGGCTGAGGACGACGGCCCGTTCGCCTGCTGGACTGCCATGCTTTCCACCATCATGGACGAGGGGGAGAAGTGATGAACGCGCTCGCTATCGCTGAGCCAGCCGTAACGCCTGTCGGCTTCCCCGAATGGGTCGCGACTGGCCGCGATTTACTTCAGGCTCGCACCGAACTAGACTGGCGCCTCGCCGACTGGATCGCATCGGGCAAGCAGCAGTTCGGCCATCAGCTTGAGTTCGACCTCCTGGCGGACGAGCTAGGGATCGCGCCCAAGACGCTGAAGGAAGCCGCGCAGGTTGCAACCGCCCTCCCCGCGCACCTTCGCGACAGCAGCCTGTCGTTTCAACATCACAAGGCGGTTGCCGGTCTGCCCACGGATGAAGCCCTCGCGCTCCTGAAGCGAGCCAAGGCCGACCACCTAGACGATCGCGAAACCCGCATCGAGGCGGTGAAGCGACGCGCAGAGATCCAGCCCGGCTTCATTCCCGACGTTGATTGGGAGGACGTGCAGTATCGCGACCTCATCCGTCGCTGGAACGCCGCCACTCCCGAGGTCCGACAGATGCTGATCGACCAATACGAAGAGACCGGACTGAAAGACATTGAGCTTTGAACGGGGGTAGCATGGCCATGGGGTTTCGATCACCACCAACGAAGGTTCTCCCCCCCCTCCCGCCGGGGTTCCGGGACAACTTCATCAAGGGTGGCTGGCGTCTGTGCGAGCGCATGTACGGGATGCGGACTGATCGGATGCTTGCCTGGCACCAGATGGCAGGGGGTCGAGAGCTTACCGCCGCTCGGAATGCAGCGATGGGGAGGAAGGCGCCGTGACGGCCGTCAGCGATCACGCCATCATCCGCTACCTAGAGCGGGTGTACGGGCTCGACATTGACGCTATCCGCGCTGAGATCGCTACGCCCGTCGTGCAGCTTGCCGAGGGGTTCGGTGCTGGCACGGTTATCGGCAAGCATGGTGCTCGCATCTGCATCCGCGACGGTATCGTAACGACGGTGCTGCCTAAGCGGATGGGACGGAGGCCGCGATGCCCTTAAACGATAAGCAGGCCGCATTCGCCCGCGAGTACCTTGTTGACCTCAACGCCACGCAGGCAGCTATCCGGGCAGGCTACAGCGCGGCGACGGCAAAACAGCAGGGCGCTCGCCTGTTGACCCATGTTGACGTTCAGGCGCTCATTACCTCCGCCAAGACGCAAAGAGCCCACCAGACGGGCATAGACGCTGCATGGGTGCTGAAACGCCTTGCTGATGAGGCTGAGGCCGACATGGGCGACCTGTACGCTCCTGACGGCTCTCTGAGGCCTGTAAGCGATTGGCCGGTCATCTGGCGCAAGGGCCTAGTGGCCGGTCTTGACGTGGAGGAGCGCACGGAGGCGGGGCAGGTTGTGTCCGTAATCCGCAAGGTGAAGCTGTCCGATCGCATCAAGCGGATCGAGTTGATCGGCAAGCACGTCGACGTCGGCGCGTTCAGCGACAAGGTGGAGCACACCGGCGCGATGGCTATCGTCGTGAGCAACGAGGACGCGGGCCTTTGAATCCCGACTACTCTAGTGGGTGCAAACGGCACCTGTGACTGCCCAGCTCACCCTCCGCCAGCGTGAGGCTAATCGCCTTCTCGCCTCCCCAGCCCGCAACATCATGCTCCGCGGCGGATCGCGCTCGGGTAAGACGTTTTTGCTGGTCAGGGCGATCATTCAGCGCGCCATCAACGCCCCTGCCAGCCGGCACGCCATCTTCCGCTTCCGGTTCAATCACGCAAAGACGAGCATTTGGGCGGACACCCTGCCCAAGGTGCTGAAGCTGTGCTTTCCGACGCTCCGAGCGCGGTTCGACAAGACGGACTTCTACGTCGAGCTACCTAACGGGTCCCAAGTCTGGATCGCGGGGCTGGACGACAAGGACCGAGTGGAAAAGATCCTTGGCGCCGAGTACGTCACCCTCTATTTCAACGAGAGCAGTCAGATACCGTGGGCGTCGATCGAGATGGCCATGAGCCGCCTTGCCCAGCGTTGCGCACTCGCTCCTGAAATTGCGCAGGCCGCGGGCCGTCAGTATCTCGCGCTCAAGGCGTATTTCGACTGCAACCCGCCATCGAAGCTGCACTGGTCGTATCAGCTATTCCGGGCAAAGCTGAAGCCCGGCACGAAGGAGGCTTTGCCCAATCCCAACGACTACGCCGAGATGAGGATCAACCCGGACGATAACCGGGACAACCTGCCTCCAGAGTATTTCGACGTGCTGGCGAGCATGTCCGCTGCGAAGCGGCTTAGGTTTGAGGCCGGCGAGTGGGCGAGCGAGGTCAACGGGGCGTTGTGGGCGCTTGAAGACCGTCAGACCGAGGGCGGGGCTATCCCTGGCATCGACAAGTTCAGAGGGGCGATTGAGTGGGACGGTGACAAGCCCTTCGCCGTCTATGGCGGCGCGAGAGTTGGATTGCAGCGCATCGTCGTGTCGGTCGATCCTTCCGGCACGAAGGGCGATGGCAACGGGGATGATGTGGGGATCATCGTCGCGGGGCTAGGCATCGACGGCCGGGGCTACGTGTTCGAGGATGCGACCTGCAACCTGTCTCCCGAAGGCTGGGGACGTCGGGCCATTGACCGCTACCGCGCTTGGAACGGCGATCGCATCGTCGGCGAGAAGAACTATGGCGGCGATATGGTGCGGGCCATCGTTCAGGCCACCGACCGTACGGTGCCGTTCAAAGCGGTTGACGCCACCCGGGGGAAGGTGGTGCGCGCCGAGCCGATCGCGGCCCTGTACGAGCAAGGGCGCGTTACGCACTGCGGCATCTTCGGTGACCTGGAAGACCAGATGTGCAACTTCACCGCATCGGGCTACGTCGGTGACGGCTCGCCGGATCGGGCTGACGCGCTGGTGTGGGCACTAACTGAGCTGATGCTAGGCAAGCGCCGGCATTGCACCGAAGACCTGCTTTAACGAAGGTAGCCGTGCCTGCTGCCCTGCCGCACTTCTGGCGGCATGGCGTGGATTACTGATGGCCTGTCGAGCGCATTCGCTCTTGCCTCCCGCCTGAACCCCTTCGCGGAGCGTCAGACGCCCATGGCGGGCATGTTCTCGCACCAGTTCGCGCTGGCGGCGTACATGCAGTCGGGCTTGGCGCGAAAGGCGATCACGATCCCCGCAGCCGATCGAACGCAGAAGTGGCGAGACTGGCAGGCGGACAAGCCAACCATTGCCTTGATCGAGGAAGAGGAAAAGCGGCTCGGGCTCAGGGCCAAGGTCAAGCACGCCGAAATCCTTCGTGGCGTTGGTGGTGGCGCGCTGGTGTTGATTACCGCCGGTGACCATGCCACGCCGCTTGATGTCAACGCGATCCGCAAGGGTGGCCTTGTGGCGATCAACGTGGCGACGCGGTGGGAAATCCGCCCCATCGACTTCGACCGCGATCTGGCGTCCCCGACCTACCGTCAGCCACGTATGTTCGAGGTCAGTGGAGAGGGCACGAAGCAGCGTATCCATCCCAGCCGCATCATCTGCTTCCGCGGCGATGCGCTGCCGGCTGGCGGGGCCATCGCGGACGAAGAGGCTTTCTGGGGTGACTGCCGCCTGTTGCGCATCTTCAAGGAGGTGCAGAACAGCGATCACGCGCAAGAGTGGTTCGTGGAGCTGGTCAAGAAGGCCAAGCTGTTGCGGATCGGCATCCCCGATCTTCTCGACATGGTGGCGACCGCTGATGGTCATCGCCGCCTCAATGAGCGCATCGCCCTGATCGCGACGGGCGAAAGTTCGCTCAACGCCACAGTTTATCGTTCGGGAACGGGCGCAGATGATCCGGGCGAGAAGATCGAGGACTATCAAATCAATTGGTCGGGCATCCCTGCGTTCATGGACGCTCTCGACAAGAGGGTGGCTGCGGTTGCCGATATCCCGGTTACTCGACTGTTCGGCACCTCACCTGGCGGCATGAACGCGACCGGGGAACACGACCTTGCAAACTGGTGGGATGCTGTAGGCGACGGGCAGGAGAATGAGACGAGGCCCTGTCTGGAAGCGCTCGACCCTATCCTCCTGCGATCAGCCGGCGTGACCAAGACTGACGCATGGTGGGTGTGGGCGCCGCTGCGCAAGCCGACCGAGGCGGAAGAGGCCAAGACGTTCGACCTGTTGATGGATGCCGTGGGCAAGCTGATCGACAGCGGCACGGTGCCTGAACGGTCGCTCGCCGAAGCCGTGCAGAATGTCATCGAAGAGCGGGGCTACCTGCCCGGCCTTGCCGCCGCACTTGCGAAACTACCGCCCGAAATCCGGTTTGGCATCTCGCCTGAAGATGGCGGTGAGGACGACGATCCATCCGCTTTGACCCAACAGCAGGAAGGAGGCGATCAGCTATCTGCCGACCCGAGCGGCGAGGATGGAAGCCGGACCGCTCGGCGTCGCGCTGCCAACGACAAGGTGCCCGACGAAGGCGAGGAATGATCCGTGCGCTACGACCTAGCCGCACTCGTGAGGCGAGAACGAAACCCTCGCCGCAAGTCGATCACGCTGCGGGATATCGTGCCCCCCTCGACCTTCAGCACGAACCTGTACCAGCGGGCCTATCAGCCAATCATCCGCCATTGGGAAGCGGCTATCCCCCGCATCATGGCGAGCTATATCCGCACCCTCGCAAGCATGACGACGGACTCCCCGGCGGATATCCAAGCTGGCATCGACGGCACGGCGGATAGCTTCCTGCGGCTGCTGCTGGAGCTTGTGCCCGAGCTATCCGAGTGGGTGCTGCGAACCGAAACGTGGCAGCGGGGCAAATGGCGGGGAGCCGTGCTGTCGACAACCGGCGTTGATCTGGCTACGCTGCTGGGCCCTGCGGACGTGCGAGAGACGCTACAGGCGGTGATAGCCCGCAACACGGCTTTGATGAAGGATCTGTCCTCGCAGGCGCAATCCCGGATCAGCGATGCCGTGTTCCGTGGCCTGACCGAGCGCCAGCCCGCCGATGACGTGGCGAAGGAGTTGCGTGATGCTGTCGGGCTGTCCCGCGACCGAGCGCGTCGCATCTCCAGTGACCAACTTCAAAAGCTGACCAGCGCGCTTGCCGATGAACGCCAGCGAGAGGCGGGCATCGAGCAAGTCGAGTGGCGCAGCTCGCGGAAGAAGCATCCTCGCAAGCACCATGAGGCGAGGAACGGCAAGCTGTTCTACCTGAATAGCCGGAAAGCGGTGGACGGTAGCGAGACTGTGGAAGCTGGTGACTGGGCTGGTCAGCCGCCTTATTGCGGGTGCAGAACTTTCGCGCACATTAGTTTTGACTGACGGCGGTAACTAGTCGCGCGCGGGACCCATAACCGTGCAATTGTGCTGTTTTCCGATGCCCTAACGCTGGACGCCCCCCGCCGCACGGCTGACGGCTATGTCGCTGTGCGGGCTAAGGCGGCTCGCGTCGGGCACTACGCCTACACTGGCCGCGAGGTCGACCCCGACAACGCTCATGGCCTGCGTGACCAGGCAGTCGTCAACGTCTTACGGGACGAGGCGGTCGTGTTCGACAAAGCGGCCGTGCAGAGCTTCATCGCCAAGCCTGTCACGGACGATCACCCAACGCAGGCCGTAACCGCTGCCAACTGGCGCGATCACAGCCGCGGCATCGTCATGGGTGCAATGCGCGACGGCGACCACCTCGCCTTCGACCTCGTGCTGATGGACGCCGCGACGATTGCGAAGGTCGAGGCTGGCAAGGCTGAGCTTTCGAACGGCTATGCCGCAGGGCTGGAGTTCGGCGACTTCAAGGCCGCTGACGGCACCGCCTGTCAGGCCCGCCAGACCGGCATCGTCGGCAATCACGTTGCGATCGTGGACCGGGGTCGCGCTGGCCCCTCGTGCCGCATTGGCGACGTCGCTCTTTCCGACGCCCTTCCCAACCTCATTCCCCAGCTCAACGACGGAGAGCCGAAAGTGAAGACCATGCTTATCGACGGCCTCACCGTCGACATTGGCAACGCGGATACCGCGCAGGCCACCATCACGACCATTATCGCGGCGCGCGATGCGGCGACCGGCAAGGTGACGACGCTCGAATCCTCGCTGGCGGCGAAGGATACCGAGATCGCCACCCTCAAGACCGAGAAGAAGGCGCTTGAGGACGCAAAGCCGACGCCGGCCCAGCTGCGCGACGCCGCCAAGCTCTACGCTCAGGTGGCGGATAAGGCCAAATCGATCGGCATCACCGTCACCGACGCGATGGACGAGGGTGCGATCATGCGGGCGACCGTGGACGCCAAGATGGGCGATGCCGCAAAGGGTTGGAGCGATGAGGCCGTCGCGGCTTCGTTCGCCGTCCTGACCAAGGACGCCAAGCCGAGCGGCGACAAGGTGGTCCCGATCGGCGCCCCCCTCACTCATGACGGCGCGTCGATCCGCGACATGATCCGTCGTCAGCGCAACGCCTAAGGGGAACCGAGATGGCTGTTATTCAGGCAACTTACACCGATCAGGTCGCCCCCGGCTATCCGGGCATGGTCGCGAACGCTGAGACGAGCAATCGCATCACTCGCACGATCGAGGATGCTGGCGGGATCGCGTTCGGCAAGGCGGCTTTCCGCGGCGTCGGCGATCATGGCATCACCGGCACCCCCACGGCCAACACCTTCATGGGTATCACGATCGCGCATGAGGGCCTTGCCATCCTCGCTGGTCAGACTGCGGACGTGTTCCCGACGCTGGCGAACGTGCCTCTTATGACGCTTGGCGTGATCTGGGTTCTCGCGGGCGCAAACGTGGCAGACGGCGATCAGGTCTACGTCACCTCGGCGGGCGCCTTCACCAACGCATCCAGCGGCAATGTCATCCTGCCCGGATGGTTCTTCGATACCACGGCGGCGAGCGGTTCGCTCGTCAAGATCGCCAAGCGCTGAGGGGGCTTGATCCATGCAGTTCTATGACGCCGCTACCGGCAAGATCGACTTCGCAGCCTGGAAGGCGCACGATGCGCAGGCGGCGTTCGCGTTCCACGACAAGCTGGATGCCCTTTATACGGATCAGGTCGGCCTCGCCTTCCTGACCCCGCAGCTCTATCGTATCGAGAGCGAGGTCTATCAGCGCAAGTACCCCAACTTCGAGCTGACGGGCCTGATCGAGGTCAACGAGGACGGCGACATGTGGGATGTCGGCACCGTCTTCTACTCGCGCGACATGGCCGGCCGAGCCGAGTTCCTGTCGGGCAAGGGCTTCGATATGCCCTACGCCGGTCAGACCAGCGAGCAGTATAACCGCGGTTATCACCTCGCGGGTATCGGCTATGAGTGGACGGTGCAAGAGATGCAGCGCGCCGCCAAGCTGGGTCGCGCGCTCGGCTCCGAGAAGGCGCAGGACGCCACGATGGTCGCCAAGGTGTTCAAGCGCTCGGTCGCCATGACCGGTCGCACGCCGGGCGCCACGGGCAGCGAGAAGGGCTGGACTGGCCTCATCAACGACCCGAACGTCCCGACTGCCAACGTGGCGGCAACCGGCACGGGCAGTTCGACGCTGTGGTCGAACAAGACGCCTGACCTCGTGTCCAAGGACATTTGGGATGCCGTCAACGCGGTCGAGAGCCAGACGGGCGAGACGCACACCGCCACCACGGTTGCCCTTCCCACCGCGAAGCTGCGCTACATCGAGCAGACCCGCATGACGGATGGCTCGGGGCGGATCATCGACTTCATCCGCGGCGATAACGCGGCTGGTGGTCGCACGATCAACTTCGTCAACGTTCGCGAGCTTGCTGGCGCGGGCACGTCGGCGACGGACCGCATGGTCGCATACGACAGCAGCCGTCAGGTGGCGCAGTTCCACCTTCCGGGTGACCACACGTTCCTGGCGCCGCGTCAGGCGTCGGACATGACCTATTCGGTGGGCGGCATCATGAATGTCGGCGGCACGGAAGTGCGACTGCCCAAGGCGATGACCTACCGCGACGGCATCTAAGGAGGGCCCCATGGCGAAGCATTCGATCACCAATAGCGGCGTCGGCCCTCGCGGCTTCTGGCAGGGCGAGAACCTCGTCCTCGTGGAGCCGGATCAGACGATCGAGGACGTGGAGCTTTCCGCGGACGAGCTGAAGCAGGCGAAGGCGACCGGCTACTTCACGTTCGACGGAGGCAAGGCTGACAAGCGGCTTCCCGGCCTCACGGGCAAGAGCAAGGATCAGCTGATCGCCATCGCTCGTGACGAGGAGGTGGTGCTTCCTGACACGGCAACCGCCGAGCAGATCACGGACGCCATCAAGCAGAAGCGCGAGGCCGGGGCCGAGGCCGAGTAAGCGCCGAACGCACGGGCAACTAGAGCCGCCTCACTCTCGGGTGCGGCGGCTCTTTTCGTCAGGAGGGTGATTTGGACCAGCTTACCGCAGGCGGCGTGCCGGTCTACCGGGATAGTGCGGGAGTGCTTCGTGAGCGGCCCGATCAGGGCGACGTGGATGCTTTGCGCACCGAGCTTGCGGCCAAAGAGCGCGAGTTCACTGAATATGGCGGCGGCTTCATCGACTATACGGACAATGACTTCGGCCGTGGTGTCCGTACGCTGATTCCGGCTGACGTTCCGACCCAGGTCATGCGCGACCTTACTGCCACGGCTGCGAATAGCCGCCTAAACCGTCCGTTCGCCGGGTTCGCGTTCTGGGATAACGATGCCAAGTTGGTCCGAGGCCGTGCGCTGTATGACGTGCTCCAGGTCAGCATGTTCCTGCGGCTGATCCCCGACCGCATCGATGGTGTGTTAAGGGTGTCGCTTCAGGCGGGGGCGATCGAGATCGGCGGCAAGAATATGTCCATCACCGCCGCGGTTGGCAGCGAGGAGTCGATCCGAGCCGACTTCATCTTCCCCGTGCGCAACATGCTCCTGAACAACGGCGCGAAGGTCATGCTCACCAGCACCGTGCCGCTAGCTTTGGTCGAGTTCTCGCCCGAGTTCTATCCGATGGGGTACGAAGGATGACCCTCACGCGCGTCTATTTCGAGAATGGCGGCATCCAAATGGACGGGTTGACGCCGTACCCGGCGCGGAGCCTCATGTCCGCTCTCGATGGTGACCGGGTGCTGATCCACACGCTCGCCGGCTATCCGGTCAGCGCGCTCACCTACGACCTCTACGCGAACAAGGCGGGGGCGTCGTTTGCTAGCGCAGCGGCGGCAAAGGCGTACCTAGACGGCGAGTTCGCGAAGATCGAGCCTGTGCCCGCGCACACCCACTCTTGGGGAGATATCACCGGCAAGCCGAACCTGTTCCCGCCCTCGGCCCATACGCACTTGTGGGCGGACCTGACGGATAAGCCGAGCACGTTCCCGCCAGCCGCGCACACCCACTCTTGGACGGACGTAACGGGAAAGCCAGCGATTTACCCGCCTGCGGCGCATACTCACCTGTGGACGGATATCACCGATCGTCCGACTATCCCTGCGCCCACACCTCTAGGTTTGGCCAGTCCAAAGCCGCTTGGCACGGGCGCAGCAGGCTCATCGGGCAATGCAGCGCGAGAGGATCACGTTCACCCTGCGGTGGCTGTGCCGGTGTTGCTGCCCAACGTTACTGCTACCGGCACCATTGTCCTAGGTGCCGTGTCGGGGCCGAAGAAGCACGTTCTTGCCTGCGTCGGAGCAAAGCTGGGGGATCGCCTCTTGATGACGCCGGTCGACACGATGCCGGCGGGCTACATGCTGGGCGACATCCGGTGCAATGCGGCGGATCAGGTAGAAATAACGGTGCAGATCCCCGCCGTGGTAGCGACTTATTCCATCCCCATCGCAGTGACCGCTCTACGCCCGGTTACGTGACGAAGGTAACGCCCTAAGCCCCCTTCCCGCACCCGTGCAATATGGCACTCAATGCGCTCTCCCTCTCCACCACGCAGGGCGTTCAGGGGCGCCCGTTCGGAGCCGCGATCGTCGGCCTGACCACCGGTAGGGTGGAGGTGCTGGGGGACGGATCGCCGGGTTTCTCCACGGTCAACGGACGCGTCAGCAACGCCAGCCTGCCTTATCCCATCTCTACCGTCGTTCTGCGCGAGTACGAGCCGGGCGTCGGGCAGGGCTACCGTGACAGCCGCATCGATATCCAAGGGATCACTCGCGATCAGGTCAGCGCGCTTGCCATGGCGCAGGTCGGTGCGGGCCGTAAGCTGCTGAATTTCCGCGTCGCTGCCGAGCGTCAGGCTGACGGCACGATCAATTACACCGTGCGGGTCGAGGACGACCTCGGGGCGACCATCTCCACGCCTGTCGACACCCCCACCCCCACACCAGGGCCAACGCCGCCTGCCGCTCCGTCGATCGCCGCGACCCCCGGCAACAGTCAGGTGAGCATCGGCTGGAGCGACAATGCCACCGGCGGGTCACCGATCACAGCGCACAAGATCTACGGCAGCAACACGCAGGGCTTCACTCCTGGCGCCGGCAACCTGATCGCGACCGTCACTACGGCCTCGCCCTATGTCAACAGCGGCGTCGCGAACGGCACTGCCCGCTATTACCGTGTCTCGGCGGTGAACGGTGTGGGGGAAGGCCCGGTCAGCGCGGAGGCGAGCGCGACGCCCTCGGCTGGCGGTCAGACCGCCAATCAGACGTTGCTCGCTGCCGCCCCCAAGGACGGCTCGGCGATCGTCGCTGTCATCGGCGGTTCGCGTGAGCGTCAGAACGGCATCGGCACCGGCAACAACGAGGTGCGCTCTCTTCCGTCCGGGCCGCTGTTTTGGGCCTACACCACGGGACGCCGCTTCCGCACCGTCTGGTACAATTCCAACGGACAGGACACGAACAGCAACAGCATGGGCGGCCTGCTCTACGCCAACGACGGCGAGGCGGCGTTCAGCAAATTCGGCACACTCGCGCAGGGTCAGCCCGCAGCGGGTTCGTACCAGCGTCTTGCCGCGGCGCTCGCCAGCGATGCGCACGTCATCGTCATTCCGATGTCCTCCAACGGCGTTCAGGCCAATGACGTCGATATCCTCGGTAAGGACACCGGCAACCCTCTGTCGGCAGCCGGCTACATCGCCAATTATCAGGCGATCTGCCAAGCCGCCATTGCGGCGGGCAAGGCCGTCATCGTCGCCGACCTGATCGAACGCGCGGTGTTCCGCAAGGATGGCACGGCAATCGGCGGCCCTTGGGCGTCGGGCACCGCCGCCCGCGCGCAGGTGCCGCTCATCAATACCGCGATGAAGTCGTGGTGTCAGACGCAAGGCATCCCGTTCATTGAGGCGCGCCCGTCCGTTACCACGACGCAGACCAACGGCAGCAACACCGACACTGTCCCGCGCAACGATATCGTCCGGCAGGACGGGACGCACTGGGATAACAACGGCGGCTACGTGATCGGCAAGCTGTGGGATGCCATGTTCGCATCGCTCGGCTGGGCGTCGGAAATGGCGACGCTCGACAGCGCCGCGGCGGGCAACCTCGTCACCAATCCGGGCATGACGCTTGGTACGTCGGGATCGCCCGCCGGCTACACACGCACGCGCAGCGGCACCGTGTCCACGATCACGGCAACGACCGTCGCCAAGGGCGGCAAGCAGTGGCTCGACTATTCGATCGACCGTTCGACGCTCGGCAGCGCGCAGGAGGGCGTCACCGAGACGGCTACCGTGTCCAACGCGGTCATCGGGACGTGGTACACGGCGCGCGTGCGGTTCGAGGTGGACGCAGGCGCGGCGATTTACGGCGCGCCCAGCCTCAACGCCACGGCCGGCGTGTCCTCGAAGGGCATGGCGACGATGGACGCCAGCGGCAGCTATCAGAGCGACCTCACCAACCTGACGATTGGCCAGGGGCCGACCGAAGCCTATTCGGGCGTCATTGAATGCATGCCGTTCAAGGCGACCTCCACCACGGCGACGCTGGCCTTCCGCTCTCCCTCGTGGCGGGCGGACGCGAGCCCGGTCAAGTTCCGCATCACGGACTTCGAGTTTCGGCCGTGGGGCTACGGCAGCGTGACAAACCCGGCGCAGTGGATGTTCAACGAGGCGGCATCGACCACGCTGGCGCTGACCCCTGCGTCTCTCACGCTGTCCGCGCCCGAGGAGCAGGCGTTCGCGACCACGATCGCGGCCAACGTGCCGGTCCGGTACACCATCGCCCAGGCAGCGGACGCCGTGGTGGGCGGCACGACGCTGTTCAACATCGACGGCTATGGCGTCATCCGCGCGCAGTTCGTGCCTGACTTCGAGGACCCGAAGGACAGCGATCAGGACAACGTCTACAATCTCACGATCACCGTCACTCCCATCGATCCGACGCTGGCGCCGATCACGCAGACCCGCGCGCTGACGATCACCGACATCGCAGATGGCTTCGGCGATCCGATGAACCAGGCGGCAGGCAACGTGGCGGCAAACACCGCCTTGTGGGAGTCTTCGGGCGACCCCGCGTCAATCCAGTACACGGGCGGCTCGCAGGGTATCAAGCTCGCTTCGGCCACGGCAGAAGTCATCCGTCCGGTCGCCCAGCAGGGCGATACCGTCGAGCAGTCGGTCAAGGCCATGACCCGCATCGCCTCGACCTCGGCGGGCGCCTTCTGCATCCTCACCGATCTGGCCGGCACCAACTGGCTCGGCGTGACGCAATGGACGGCAAGTGCGATCACGGTTCGCTTGGTCATGAACGGCGGCACCTCTGCGGTCTACGCCGTCTTCACGCCCTACGTCAGCCCGATCGTCGGCGACACCTTCGACTATCAGATCCGCAACGTCGGGGGCGTCTACACGCTTGAGTTCTATATGAACGGCAAGCGACTGGCGCTCGCTTCGGGGTCGGACGACGTGACGTCGCTGGTGACCGGTGGCGGCGCGCTGGCCGCGGTGCGCAAGCCCGGCATCATCGCGCGCAGTGGCACCAACACCGCCTACCTGCGCAGCTACGTGAACAAGCTGGCCTCGGCTCGGGTGGACAAGATCGTCCTTCAGCCGCTGACGCTGACGAACGACAGTCTCGCGGCCAATGCGGTCTATGCCGGCACGATCACCGGCTACACCGGTGCTCCGAACCTCGTGGTGACGACTGACGCTTCGGGCTTGTTCTCGACCGATGGCTTCAATCTGCGTTCGAGCGGCCCGCTAGGGCCTGCCGGCACGGTCTACACGGTCACCGTCAGCGAGAGTAATGACAACGCCGCGCGACCGAACCCCCGCGCGACCACCTTCACCATCACCGTTCCGGCAGCGGCTTCGGCAGCCCGTGCCATGTCCTCGCGCGCCGCGCACAACGGCTGGCAGGGTTATGCGCCGACTGACGGCTCGGACGCCAACGCCATGTTCCGCATGGCCTACGTCAACGAGATGGATGTGCCGGTCACGTCGGCCTCGCTGCTCTACACGGGCTCGACCACGAATGCGGCGAACGGCGATAGCGACCTCGCTGCCGCCTACAGCGTGACGGCCTCGATCGAGTATCCGGCGGGCACCTACACGCAGGTGAAATGGGGCGGGTCGGCGACGGGCGTGGTCAACCCCGGCGCGATCCTGGAGAGCGACGCAGCGACGGTCACAATCCCGGCCGGGGCGACGTTCTTCGTCAACACCTACACCCCGTCTGGCGTCCACCCGCAGAACGCGACGCTTCGCACCAGCCGCGGGGAGGCGCAGGAGTTCGGCGTCGGTGTCGACAAGACCATGGGCGGCACGATCACGCCTGCGACGGCGACGGGCAACCGGCAGGGCTTCGGGCCGAGCGGTATCATCGCCAAGTCCTACGCCGCGACGCCGACGCGCCGCTCGCTCGTGGCGATCGGCAGCAGCACGGTGGCCGGCACCGGCGACAACATCGGTGACGCGAACGGCAACATCGGTTTCATGGGTCGCGCGGCCACGGGGCGGATGCCCTACTTCAACATGGGCAATCCGTCCGCAGCCCTCATTACGGGCAATGGCACGAGCATGGCCCGCCGCCTCGCCCTGCTGGCGAAGCTGAACCCGACCCACGTGATCTTCGACCTGTACCCGAACGACATCGGGGCGGGCTCGTCGGCGTCGGCCATCATCTCTGCCATCCAGGACCGCGTGTCGACGATCAAGGCCGCTGTGCCGGGCATCAAGGTCGGCCTGCGCACGGCCAACAGCCGAACCACGTCCACCGACGGCTGGCGAACCCTTGCCAATCAGACGGTCACGACCACCCCGACAGGCGCATGGACGGGCGGCGTGAATAGCGTGCGGTCGCAGCTTAACGCGGCCATCCGCGCCGGCATTTCCGGCATCGACTGGTGGTTCGAGATCGCGGATGTCCTAGAGCCTTCGCGCGACGACGGACGCTGGATCACGGGAGAGAGCGGCACTACCATTTATCTAACGAACACGGGCGCCAGCACCGACGCCTCCAGTGTTGACGGTACTCACATGAAAGCCTCGACTAGCGGCTCGAACGAATACGGCGGTCACTTCATCGCCCGCGACGCGATGGTGGCCAGCCTGTCCTCTTGGCCCGCGATCGGAGCCTGACGCATGATCCTCCTGCTTCTCGCCGCGCAGACGCTGACCGTCACCGCCCCGCTTCCCGATCGTGACGGCGATGGGCGGGTGACGCTGACGAAGGCCATGCCACCGTTCAAGCGCGGCGACGTGCTGATCCAGTGCGCGCCGCTGGTCTATGCGAAGGTCTGCCCGGTAGCCGCGCCCGATCCGTGGAAGGCGGCTGCGGTCGAACGGACGTACCCCGCTGGCACGAAGTGGGTGTGGCGCAACAGCTATCCGGACAAGCCGATCAACACGACGATCGAGCGCGTGTCCGCGGTCTGCAAGACGACCTGCGTGTGGGCGGGTCGTGCCAGCACCTCCACGATCATCCGCGATGCCGAGTTCACCCGAGCGGGCTTCGCCAAGCCCGGCGAGATCGATGCTGGCATTAAGGTCGGGGGATCGAAGGGCGGCGTTCAGACCGCCGGCGTGCTGATCGAGCGCGTCTATGCCCACGGCTGGCTTCAGGACACCAAGCCGGGCAAGTATGCGAACGGCGACGGGCTGGTGGTCAACCGCGGCGTGAAGGACGTGATTGTCCGCTTCTCCCGCTTCGACCGAAACGCGGATGGCGGGGTCGATACGAAAGCCGACATGACTGTGCTGGATCACGTCAGCGCGAGCGGCAATGGTCATTACGGCTTCCGCTTTTGGGGCGGCACGCGGGCCACGACGCTCTATTGCACCGACAATGCCTGGGGCTGCATCGAGGCATCGCCCGGCGCCGATGTCGTGATCGACCGGGTGGTGATGAAGGGCGCGCAGGAGCTTGTCACGGCTGCGAAGGGCGCGACGGTCACGATCCTGTCGTGCGACCTCACTGGCTGGACAGGCACCGCGCTGACGAAGGGTCAAGGCAAGGTCACGCTCGGCGAGGGGTGCAAGCGGTGAGTATTGACGCAGCCACGCTGCGCATCCGCTATCCGCGCATCACCGCCACGGATGAGACGATCAACTACTGGCTGACGGACGCTGCCAGCATCGTCACCGCGGATTGGGGCGTGGATCAGGAGCCGGCCACGCTCGCTCTCGCCGCGCACAACATTTCGCGCAATGCTGCTGCGTCTGAAGGCGGCACGTCGATCCCGGCGGGCGTGACCCGCTTCCGCTCGGGCTCCTTCGATGTCTCATTTTCGGACAGCGCAGCAGCGCAGTCGGCGAGTGGCGGTTATGCCAGCACGCCCTATGGCAGCGAGTTCCTGACCTATCTTGCCCGAAATTCTGGCGGGCCATTCCTGGTGGGCTACGTCGATGTTTGCTGAGGCATTCGCGGGGCTCGCTACGGCGTTCGGCGCCCCCTTCCATGCCGGCAAAGCTCGTTGGCCTGGCGTGCCCGTCTATGATGACGGCGGGTCGATCGTCAGCCCTGGTTCGCCGATCGTGAAGGACTGCACGGTTCAGGTTGACGCCGCCACAGAAGCGATGCGGGCGGCTGAAGGCTACAAGGACACTGACGTCAGGCTGCTGGTGCTTGCCGCATCGCTGGACGGGTCGCTGGACACGCAGGCCACGGTCGAGGTGCTGACCGGCCCCCATGCTGGCAGGTACAGCGTGCAGAGCGTCGAGCGCGATCCTGCTGGCGTGGCGTGGGACTGCCGGGGGCGACGTGCCTAAGATCGGTGGTGCTAAAGCCCATGCGGCTCGCTTGAAGCGGCTGACCAGCCCCGAAGCGATCGGGAGCGTCGGCAAGGCGCTGTTCGCGGCCGGTGAGCGCATTCAGGTGTCAGCGCAGATCAGCATCACCGAAGGTTCGGTATCGGGCAAGGGCCACGTCCCGTCCGCGCCGGGCTCTCCTCCGAACAACGATACGGGCCGTTTGGCGAACAACATCGAGACGATCCAAGAGAGCCCGCGGAAGGTCGTTGTGTCGTCTAACGCGCCGTATGCTGCCGCGCAGGAGTTTGGAAACAGCCGCCTCCCGGCCCGTCCGTACATGAAGCCCGCGGTTGAGCGGGAACGCAAGGCGGTCACGCAGCTCGTGCGCGAAGCCGTCCACCACGTAGTCACAAAGGGCGGAACGATCAGCTAATGGATGCACTTCTGCCCGTCCGCCGAGCAATGCTGGCTACAGCCAAGCAAGATGCTGGCTTGACCGCGCTGGTGCCTGCCGAGCGCATCTACACGCAGGTAGTGGCATCCCCCGCCCCCGCATGGCCCTTCGTCCGCTACGGCGCCCCTACGGGCGTCCCGATCCGGCAGGCCTGTGTTGACGGACTAGAGGTTTCGGTCGCCATGCACACCTTTGCCAAGGCGCGCGAACAATCTGGCGCTATCGTGGAAACAGCAGAGGATTTCGCCCAGCGTATCGGCGCGGCGGTCGTTCGAGCTCTTGACGGGAAGCGGCCGGCGCTGCCCGGCGGGGGCTATGCCCGCATCCTGTTCGCCAACTCGCTGTTGCTGATGGACGGGGCCGAAGAGGATGCCTTCCACCACGTCGCCAATTTTCGTGTGCGTGCCATCACCAGCTAGGCTACCGTGCCTCGGTGAACGATGCCGACCTTGAGATGAAGCTGGCGCTCTATGACGCGCTATTCGAGGAGCTTTTTCGTTCCGGCGTGCTGACCGAGGATATGTGTGAGCGGCTGGCAGCTCGGTTCGACGGCATGGAGCGGTATTATGAGGGCAACAGCCGCCAGGATCATTTCACCCGCCTCGCCCTCGCCACCCGCCTGCTCCCCATGCGCGCTGTAGCCGACACGCCTAGCGAGCACCGGGCAAAGTTTGAGCGTAAGCAGATGATTGAGCGGACGGCGCTTCTCGAACGTCGAGCACGGGAGCAAGGCGAATGAAAGCGGCTCGCTTGGCGGCTCTCGCAGCCTGCACGTTCCTTGTCGGATGCGAGAAGGAGAGCGCAAAGGCTCTACGGCAAGCCCAGATTGTTGAGGGTGGCATTGATGAGGATGCCAAATGCGAAGCTAAGCAGAAGGTCGCCGCAGCCTTCTTGAAAGAGGAAGACCGGGACAGTTACAGCCTCTACAAAAGCGCCGCGGACGGCTTTTGTTTGGGGCTAGAGCTTAGACGACGCAATGGCTTGCCGGACGTTGACCTAAGCGACAACATGACAGCTATCCCTAGCTGACGGCGGTAGGACGTTCGACCCCACTAAGTACGCTCATTCTCGGGATTCCTCACGTCCGGAGCCGAGATGTCTTATCCTGTGGAGATCGATGCCGCGATCATCAAGATCGGCAATGGCGCCACCCCCGAGGTATTCGCCATTGCCTGCGGCCTCGAAAACGTCACGATTAACGAGACGGTCAACACGACTGACCGTTTCCGTCGCGACTGCGCAAAGCCGGGTCAAATTCCCAGCCGCGGTATCCGTGTGAATGGCCTCCAGTGGGATATCACCGGCTCGGGGGTGGCGAATGCCGACCAGTTCACAGCGTTCAAGGCGGCGCTCGGGCAGCACAAAAATTACCAGATCGACGCCATTCGCTACGACGGCACCGATGCGGGCGAGCTGTTGGGCACGTTCACCGGCCAGGGCGTGATGACCGCCAAGAACCTGAACCTTCAGACCAGCGGCGAAAGCTCGGCTGAGGTGACGATCGCGGGCGAGAACGATCTGGTTTGGGATCCCGCGTGACGCCCACGACCTCGCTGGAGTTGGCTTTCGCTGACGGCGAGTATCTGTTCGACCTCAAACTACCCCAGCTAGCCGAGCTTCAGGAGAAGCGGGGATCGGTATTCAAGGTCTATGGCCGTGTCCTGCGTGGCCGGTATATCTTCGAAGGCGAGGTGATCGGCAACGCGGTTGAAGGCGAGGCCTTCGCGGAAGACCTGTTCGAGACGATCCGCCTTGGCCTGATCGGTGGTGGCGAGGGTGTGGTCGACGGGCAACCGGTGAAGGTGTCGGCTCTTACGGCCAAGAACCTCGTGGAGCGCTACTGCCACGTCGCGCCCCTCCGCGATAGCTGGGCCGTGGCTGCCGCTATTCTCGGCGCTCGCATCGAAGGGTTCACCCCACCAAAAAAAGCCGAGCCGGCGGCAAAGCCGGCAACCCGGAAGAAGCGATCGACTTTGGCAAGGTTATCGCGAACTGCGCCGTCTTCGGAGCCGACTGGCGAGCCTTGACGTGGTGGGAATACCAGGCCCGGCTCTGGTGGTGGAACGACGCGCACTCTGACGCCCGCGCCCCTGCGGACGTGGGGCGCATGAACAAGCTGATGGAGGCCCGTGGTGGCGGTCACTGCTGATAGCGTCGTTGTCGAGCTGATCGCCAAAACAGACGGCTATAGCGCTGCGGTCAACAATGCCGCGACCACGACCACGACTGCCATGACCAAGATCGAGCAGTCGGCATCGCGTGCTGAGGCTCAAATCGTCCGATCCAGCGGGCAGATGGCGAACGCCCAGCGCAACCTTGGTCGCCAGATCAGCGACGTGGGGGCGCAGCTTGCCGGGGGGCAGTCACCGTTTCTGATCCTCGCCCAGCAGGCGCCGCAGGTGGCCGATGCGCTCGCCGACACGGGCGGCAAGGCGGCTCGGCTGGCAACGTTTTTTGCGGGGCCGTGGGGTGCGGCACTGCTGGCTGCTGGCACTGCGCTGGGCGTGCTGCTAGAGGGGCTGCTGAAGACTGGCGATAGCGTTGACGATTTGGTCGCCAAACTGGAAGCCAGCGACCAGAAGGCGCGTATTAGTTCGCAGGCACAGGCCATCTTCGAGCGCAGCCTCTACGGTGCGGCAACTGCCAGCGCCGAAATGAGCAAGCGGCTACGCGAGCAAAATCAATCGCAGATACAGGTCGCACAATCCGCCCTCGCCGCGGCTCAGGCACAGCGCCAGCTATCCCTTCAAAACCTCCGCAAGGAAGCGCGCGACGCAGCGACGACGGCCGCGGCGGCAAGGGCGTTCCGTGTGGCGCCGGCCGTTGGTCCAGGCGGAAACATTGCCGGGGCGGTTAGCGCGGCGGAGAGGCGTGAGGCGGCTGCCAACGAGCGCCTGAGGGTCGCCCAGCAGGGCGTGCGCGATGCTGAAAAGGCTGTCGTGGAGGCATCCGTTCCCGTGCTGCGCCTTCAGGCTGCGGAGGCCGCTGACAATTCCGCTAGAGCGGTAGGGCGCCATACGCGCGCTGTAGACGATCTAACCGGGGCGTATCGTCGCGCGCAGGCTGAAGCGGCGAAACTTGGGGGTGCGGCTGGCAATGCAGCCCGCGCCCGCGCTGTCGCTACCTACCGGGCCGGATTGGCGGCGGAGGATCGACAATTTGAAGCCGAGCGCGACGCTATTCGAGATAGCAACCGCAAGCCCCGCAAAGATGGAAGTGCAGCCAAGGCGCTACGCGAGGCTCAGGCTGAGGCTCGCAAGGAAGCAGCGCTTATCCAAGACATTCGCGCTGATCTAGTTGGCGCGTTTGATGAGGTCGATAAGCTGATCTTTAAGAGTGCGTCGGACCTCCAACGCGAGGCTGCGGCTCGGGTGCGTGAGGTATTCGGCGACCTTGGCGACCCCCTTGCTTCCTATCGCACCGACAGCGGCGAAATCACCGGCACCGATCGCTTCGACCGAGAACGCGAAGCTGAGGTATTGGCCCGCACCGATGCCGAAAACCGCGCCCAGGACGTGCGCGAGAACAACGTCCGCTCCCTCGCCTTCCTGTACGAAAACCTATTCCAGCAGGGCACAGACGGTGTGTGGCGCAACTTCAAGGACCAGGGGCTGCGCGCGCTGGCGCTGATCCTTGCACAGGCGACCGTCACCAGCTTCGGCGCGGGCGGGGGTGGCTTTGGCTCGCTGCTAGGCAACATCGGCAAGGCGGCTGGAGCGTTTAGCGGAGGGGGGCTGGGCGGACTGTTCGGCCGTGCATCGGGCGGCTACGTCGCCCCCGGTCAGGTCGTGCGGGTCAACGAACAGCGTCCCGGTGTTGAGCTTCTTCGCATGGGATCACAGGGAGGCGAGGTCATCCCGCTCGGGCAGACGTCGGCCGTCGCTCGCCCCTCCCCTGCCACGATCGTCAACGCTCCGCAATTCAACCTGCGCGGTGCGATTATCACGCGCGAGCTGTACGCCGATATGCAGCGCATCAGCAATCAGAGCGCGGCTGCGGCGGGTCAGGCGGCGTATCGTCAGGCCGTGCGGGACGCGCCTGGTGCAGTAGGGCGGGCACAGCGGTTCGGTACAAGCTGACGGCGGTAAATCAGCGAGCCTGATAGCCGCATCCCGTTCACATGGCCGTCTATCGCCGCTCCATCCTCTGGCGGCTTGCATGTGAGCCCGCCGCGCGGCTGTGGAGCGGTGTTGGCGATATCTTCATCCCGGCCAGCCGCTATGACCCCGATGGGGCGATCTACCGCGGTGCCGGTGCGCTGCTTCAGGTGCCGACGCTGAAGGCCCTGATGAACGGCCTCGCCGATCGCGTGGATTTTGGCGTGTCGGGCGTGTCGGCGGAAACGCTGCGCCTAGCACTGGATGACCGGGAGAGCGTGCAGGGAGCCGAACTCAACGTCGGCTATGTCTCGCTCGACAACGATGAGCAGCCTACCAAAGTCATCTGGCAGTGGCGAGGCTACGCCGATGTTCTGACCACACAGAGCCAAGCGAGCGAGGGCGGACGGGAGCGGTCGATCAGCCTGTCCGTAGCGAACGCCGACACGCTTCGCAGCAACCCACAGATCAGCCGCTACACGGATGCGGACCAGCGGCGGAAGTACCCCACGGACGCCTTCTTCTCGCACGTCGCCGGCATCGCTGCTGGGGACACGAGGCGCTTCGGGCCGAAATGAGCCTCGCCGACTATCTACGGGCGCAATCGCGGCTGGGCTGGGAGGCTGGCGTGCAAGACTGCTGCACCTTTCCCGGAGATTGGGCCGCCACCTGGGGCCGCGGCGATCCAATGGCGGAGTGGCGTGGCTGCTACAGTACGGACGCTCAAGCGGAAGCGCTCATCGCTGAAGCCGGCGGGCTAATGGCGTTGTGGAACCGTGGCCTTGCCAGCATCGGGGCTGTGGAAACGGGCGCTCCCAGCGAAGGCGACGTGGGGGTCATCGTGGCTGTCGGGCTTGATCTGCGGCCCGAACATGTTGGCGGCATTCATACCGGTCGTCGCTGGGCTTTCCGCGCGCCTGCCGGCCTTTGCTTTGCCTCAGCCGAGGTCGTGAAGGCGTGGACCCATGTCTAAGTCGGTCGGCGCCATCCTTGCGACTGTCGGCACGGTTGCGCTGGTCGCAACCGGCGTAGGCGCTGTGGCCGGCTTGGCGCTATTCGGCACCACTGCGGGCCTGTCCGTCGGTGGTATTGGCCTCGGCACACTGCTGACTGCCTCGGCTGCCCTGTCGGCGGCCGGCAGCTTCTTCAGTAGCCTTGGTCAACGCGCTCCACGCCCGGACACAACCGAAACCTCCATTAAGACCCCTCTTCCCCCGCGTATCGATGCCTTCGGTCAGAGCCGCCTCTATGGCGCGTCTTGCCTCTTCGAGACGGCTTCGGACGGCACGACGGTGGATGTTTACGCCTTCTGCGAGGGACCGGCGGACGCGATCACCGCTACTTACCTGAACGACGACCTCGTGACGGTATCTGGAAACACCGTCGCGACCGGCACGGACAAGCGATATCAGAGCGGGCACGTCAAGGTCGGTTGGAACCTTGGGGCAGCGGTCGAGACGGCGTTCGCTGCGGTCATCGCCAAACTACCCGGCATCTGGACCAGCGATCACCGCGGCGATGGGGTGGTGACGGGCTACCTCTTGAAGGAGCCGGAGAAGGACAAATACTTCCTAGAGACCTACCCGCAGGGCGATCAGGTTCAGCTGTCGCTCGTGGGCCGGTGGAAGAAGGTCTATGATCCCCGCGACACATCGCAGAACCCCTACGATCCAGCGACGTGGCAATGGTCGGACAATGCCGCGCTCGGGCTGATCTGGTATCTGATGGTGCGCCGGTCATACGACTGGACCGAGCGCTTCGCCAACACCCTGCCCCTCACGCTGGCGGCGATCAACGATTGCGATTTGGCTATGCCGCTCGCTGCTGGCGGATCGGAGAAGAGATATCGCACCGCTCTTTCCTATCGCCTGACGGACCAGCCTTCCTCTATCATAGCCTCTTTCCTCGCGTGCTTCGACGGGTGGTTCGCCTTGAACGATGCGGGCGAGGTGCTGCTATATTCGGGGCGCTATACCCCGCCGACCGTCCGCCTTGGGCCTGATGAAATCGCGGCGTTCTCCCACGCCTCGGGAACGCAGGTCGAGGACGCTACGAACGAAATCACGGTTCAGTATGTGTCCGATAAGCACGACTGGAAAATGGTAGACGCACAGAGTTGGCGGGACGAGGACGCGATTGCCCGCAGCGGCAAGGAGCCGAACACCGCGGACCTGGGGGCGGTGGTGCCAAGCCACACGCAAGGTCGCCGCCTCGCCAAGCGCATGATGGCGCGCGCCAACGCCTCGGATCGGATGACGATCACGACCACCTATTCCGGTGCGATCGTCGTCGGGCAGCGTTTTGTCGACGTCCATCTGGAAGAAGCTGGCGCCGTCTTCTATTCTGGCCCTGTCGAGGTCATCACACCCCCCGAACGGGACATGTCCACGGGCGGCGTGACGTTTCAATGTGTTTCGGTTGATCCGAATATCGACGCTTGGAACCCAGCAACGGAGGATGGCGAAGGCGCGCCTGTGGGCAATCGCGTCGCGCCCGAGCCGCTGGAAACGCCTTCGGTGGTCGGTGTCACGGTCCAATACAGCGATCTTAGCTCGTCCGACGACCCCATTTCCGGCAACACCTCCGGGACCGGAGCGCGCCTGCTAATCGAGGCGTCAGGCCCGAACCGCGAAGACCTGACTTGGTACGCGCGCTATCGCATCGGCAGCACCGGCACATGGACCGAGCAATCATATGCAGATACCGATCCCGGCCCAGCGGTGAGGTTGCTAACCGGCTATGTGCCGCTCGCTGACAACCTTCAGGTTGCCGTAGCGATCGGGACGGGCGACGGACGGCTTTCCGACTACAGTGATCCAGTGACGGTCGACACAGCACCATAGCGACGGCGGTAACGGCGGTAGGAGGGGAGCCTTAGCCGTAGCCCATGCTGCCCATCTTCCCGGCACACGTGTTCAACCCGAATAGCGTGCGCTCCTATATCGAGCGGAAGACCCTCTCGGGCGGCACCAGCCTGAGCGGGGTGGAAGATACCGTCCTGACCGATGGCGGCGGTCGCTGGGTCATCGAATACGGCGACATCAGCCTTGATAGCCCGCGTCAGATCAGGTCGTGGGATAGCTGGAACGGCTACCTCAACGCGGGCACGGCTGACGTGCTGGTGCCGCTGGTGTCAATCGAGACAGCCCCTCGCCCAGCTCTTGGGCAGGGCTACATGCCGCCCTCGGATATCTATGCGAACGATCTGCTCTATCCCACGGTCGTGCGATTTCAAGCGCCCTACATCATCGCCACGCTGGCGGAAGCCGCGCCGCTACGTGCGACCACGCTGCGTATCACAATGCAGCACGGCGCGCCGATTGAGGGTGGTGAGCGGTTTTCGTTGGGCGAGCGAGGATATCGCATCCGCCGCAAGGTTGGCGGCGACCTCTTCCAGATCGAACCGCCCCTGCGCGAAACGGTGACGGCCGGTGCGGAAGTCAACTTCGATTGGCCGGTCGTTCGATGCCGCGCCGTGCCTGCGGAGGACTGGAGCCCCGCCATTGAGCTCGGAATGTACGCCGACGCCTCAATCCGGTTCGTGGAGGTGCTGTGATGCCCGTGAACATGGACATTGAGGTTCCGCGTAATGGTTCGTTCGCCCGCACTTCGCAGCTCGTGGACGATCAGGGTGAACCCATCGACCTGACCAGCAACGAGATGGCGATCGACGTGCGGCGGTTGGCTGGTGATGGGGGCGCTCCTGTCGCAAGTTTCGACGTCGAGGTCGAGCCGGGAACCCAAGGCTTCTTCACCGAAAGCATCGTCGGCACATCTCTCGCCAGCGTTGAAGGGCCGTTCCAGACCGTGCGTCTCGCCTATGACCTGCGACGTGTCGATGGCGCTGGCCTTCCTACCGTGGAGCGTCGGGGCTCCATCCTCCTTACTCCGGGTGTGACCTATGGCTGAGAAGCTGACCGTTCTTGGCGCGCGTGGCGCTTCGGCGACTGAGATTGCCCGAAAGACCGGCAATTGGGGAGTGATGCCGTCCGATAGCGATTATCAGGCATTGACCAAACTTGGACAAGCCCTGCTTGAAGATAATCCCGGCTTTCAGTCGACGGTTCCTGGCCCCGCCGGTCCGACTTACACGACGCTCTCGGCGTTTCGAGCCGCCCCTGTTGGAAATAAGCGGCAGTCTTTGGCTGATCCCAACTTCGCGTTCGGAGATTACTTCTTCGAAACAGCCAATCCTCCATACGTCGAGGCCCTTCCGTTTGTTATCAAGGCAAACGACCTACCGCTTTCCGCCGGCGCGTGGGTGCGACAGAAGGCGAGCGCGGTAAGCGTCACGCTCGACGGCGGTCGAACTCGCACGGTTGCGGACGAGCTGTCCGACAGCGCCGTTTCTGCTGCGCGCTTCCCCGGCTGGGGCGCCGATTACGCCGCAGCGATCCGCGCCGCCATTGCGACCGGCAAAGACGTGTATATCCCGATGAAGGGCGCACTGCTCCTTACGTCCTCGCTCGGCACCACCCAGCCCAATCAGCGCATCTTCGGACGCGGCAAGGGTATGACCGTCCTACAGAAGGCGTTCAACGGTGACATGGTGACGCTCGGGCTGCGGTCGAGCCTCACGGACCTGACGCTAGATGGCAACGGCGGCAGCTTCACCGGGCGGGGCGTGGTCATCACTGAGGGTGATAGCGCGGGTACAGGCTACCAGCGGGTCGATCGTGTTTCGATTGTGCGGATGGCGGGCTATTGCGTTGAGTGGACGCAGAACGCGGCTGGTTGGGGCGGTGGTATGCTCGACTGCGACGTGCGCCGGTCGAACGATGCTCAGGCCTGCCTCAAGATGCCGGAAACGGAGGCAAACGGCAACCGCTGCCTCGTCAACGTGTTCGCCGGATCGGGGCCGCTTATCGACTTCGACGGTGCTGCCAATGTCCAAGCGATTGGCTGCACGTCGGGCTCCGCTGTCGGCGCCACCAACGCTTTCCGCACCAACAAGACCAGCGCGAAGATCCAGATCATCGGCGGGCGCTATGCCGTGGGCGGTGGCAAGACGACCCTGCTTGGCCAAAATCACACCGTCGTCGGTATCAGCCATGCAGGCCCTTTCCAGTTGGGCGACGGCACGACCAACAGCCTCGCGAACAGCAAGGGCAGCGCGAACGACTTTGCCGGGTTTGCGGTAACGGACCTGTCGAACACGGACCTCGCCAGCGTCAACGCCTTCGACCTCCCGCTTCAGACGACGACCCCGGCATGGACGACGGGTGGCACGGCTCCTTCTCTTGGTAACGGGCTCTTGGCCGCAGCGGTGTCGCGATCGGGTGGGCACGTCACCTTCGACCTCGATCTGGTGTTCGGCAGCACGACGACGGCTGGGACCGGAACGTGGTGGTTCAAGACGCCGGTGAAGAACTTCGGGCGTCGCGCGGTCGGGGCTGCGTGGATGGTGGACGATAGCGCGGGCTCTGTGTTCGTCGGGGCTGCGATCATCGAGCCCAGCACGGACATGATCCAGGTCTACCCGCATCAGGCGAACATCGCGCAGTCCAACAGCCCGTTCACGTGGACGGACAAGGACAAGCTGTCGTTCACGATCACGTATCTGGCTGGGTGAGCGGGATGGAAGGCGCTTCCAACGTGGGCGGGGAGGCTCATGCGCGTGGATGACCATGGGCAGTTTTTTCGCTTCGGTTACATTGCCCTAGCGGCGATCTCCGGTGCGTTCACCGCACTTGGTTTCGTCAAGTGGCAGGAAATGAGCCGCGCCGAAATGTGGCTGACGATCGCGGGCGGGTTCTCGTTCGCGATCTTCGTCACGCCGTGGGTGGCGCATGAGCTTCTAGGGGTAGCCGAAACCAATCACCGGGCCATCGCCGCCCTCACCTACGTGTTCGGATCAGGTAGCAACATCCTACTGCCTACCATCATTCGGTCAATCCGTCGCCTTCTCGGCTCCGAGGAGAAGGAGGCATGACATGGGATATCCTCAACTCCATCGCCCGCGCGCTGGTCACGGCTGCCTGCGTGTACAAGCTCTACCGCTTCCATAGCATGATGATCCCGGTCGAACGCGGCGGGCTCGGCTTCATGGCGTCGGGCTCGCTGATGACTGTGCCGATAATCTGGCAAGGGCGACATAGCCCGTTCGACGGATGGGCCGTGTCCGTGATGACGTTCGGGCTGGCTGCTTTCATCTTGGGGAGGACGTGGCGGGATCGACGCCATCAGAAAGCAAATGACCGACAGGTTGCTTCTATGCGCGCTGAGCTTCGGGCGCGGGGGAGAGAGGTATGACCCAAGCCGACTTTCAGGCGTGGCTCAACGAGCATGGCGCCTCGCTGTTGGTGGACAACCTCTTTGGCCCCCGCACCCGTTCGGCTGTCCTCGCATTGTTCAGCAACATGCAGGCGCCGGCTGTCACCGAGAACGACATAGGCAGCATCGCCGATCGCCTCCGCTGCTCGGTCAAGCAGGTGAAGGCGGTTGCCCGCGTGGAGAGCGGTGGCTCGGCATTCGACCATAACGGGCGCCCGAAGATCCTGTTCGAGCGCCACTACTTCCACCGGCTGACGGAAGGCCGCTGGTCTGTCGCACCGTTTAGTAACAGCAAGGCCGGCGGCTACAGTGAGGATAGCTGGCAGAAGCTGGCGGACGCCTGCGCGCGTGATCCATGGGCTGCGTTCCAGTCGGCGAGCTGGGGCCGGTTTCAGGTCATGGGCTCGCATTGGAAGAAGCTCGGCTACCTCTCGCCCCTCTCTATGGCGTGGCTCATGCGTCAGGACGAATACGGGCACTACGAGGCCCTTGCCCGCTACGTCGAGGCATTCGGACTGCTGGACGAGATGCGCGCGCTGTCGAGCGATCCTGACGACTGTCGGGGGTTCGCGCGGCTCTACAATGGGCCGGGGTACGCAGCCATGCGCTATCACGAGAAGCTGGCCGAGGCGATGCGATGAGCGACCGCCGCGACGGCCATTGGGTGCCGACCGATAAGCCTCGCTGGCCATGGCCGCGCCGCGAGTTCGTCTCTCCCCACACCCGCCCTTATCGCCTCGACACCGCAGACTGGGAACGCATGCCATGACCGATCCTGATACCAGCCCCATCGTCGTGAACCCTGACCAGACCATGGCGCAGCTTGGCGTTGCGATCCGGTACGCCCTGACCGCTGTCGGCGGATACATGGTAGCGAAGGGCTGGCTGGAGGACGACCTCCTCCAAATCATCATCAACGTAGCCGTGATGCTGGGACCCATCGCCTATGCGGCGTGGCGGTCGCAGCAGCAGAAGCGCGCGCTGGTGAAGCTGGCACGGGTCGCGCCGGATCAGGTCGCCGTCGTGAAGGGAGAGGGTCATCCCGCATATGGGGTTGATAGGACCGGTTGGAGGGGTGACTATCGCTACGGCGTTTCGGGTTGATCGCGGCGCGGCTGACATTCCAGCGCGTCCTTCTCCTCGTAGTCGCCGTTGGTGAACTCCATCACCCAGACCCAATAGTCCATGTGTCGGTAGGTCATCTCCTTCGGCGTGCGGTTAC